CCCCTTGGCCTTTCGTAGAAGTTCAGCAAACTCCCAAGCCCGAAGGTCTTGTCTTTCGTGGCGTTCATCAAGGTCGATGATAGTCAAATCAATGGCCTTGGTCAGCCGCTCGACCTCGGCCTTGAGTTGTTCCTTCTGGGTATCAAGAATCATGTAGTCCTCGTAAGCCACAAGCATGCCTTTAACATCAGTCTTGGCAACACCGTCTCCAATTGGGCTATATCGTTGTACTTCGCTCACTGCTTGTATCCCTCGCACATTTCAGACAGGCGGAAGGAAGCCTCATGGCAAGCCATGCGAGCCTCTTCGTCCTTGAATGTGGCATGCTTGTTAATCATAGAAAGGAAATTAATCACTTCAGCCTTTAACTTTTCATTCTTTTCCACCTGCTCAATAAGAAGGCTTTCTTGAATGAAGGTAACTTCTAGTGGCTTTTCCCTCACTTGCTGTTCCTCAAGTCTGAATCAAAACCACGGGCTTTAGACCAATTGGTAAGTTCTTCCTTATAATTTTTTGCACAAGCAAATTTTGCCGTCTTTGCGGCAAGTTTATCTCCAGCAATGCGAAGTGCAACAAGTTCTTTTGTCAATTGGGCCACCTGCTCTTGGTGATTGGACTTAACCACCGTAAGGTGGTCTTGGTACTCGTCAGCACGAAGCCAGTACCCATCAATTGCATTATCTGGAGCCTTTGTAATAACAAATTGTCCAGTAATGTTAAACTTTCTCGGAAGAGGATAGTCCATTTTACTTTTTCTTTTTCTTTGCAGTTAGTTCCATGTTTTCTTTATGGAGTTTTTCGTTGTTATTAGACAACTCACGGCAAAGTTCTCCCAGACGAATAACTTCCTTATTAAGGAATTCAAGGTGCTGGGCACGATATCCGTATCCTCCATTCTTCATCATTTCAACAATTGTGGCTTCCTTGTCGGCAATCGTCTTTTCACGCTCTTCAAGGACTCCGCACAACTTTGCATAAGCAAGTTGCATGTCACTTTTAGACGGTGAGTTAAAAAAGTCTGTAATTTGTTTAATCATTTTTGTGGTTTTGGTTGGTGGTTGTTTTTAATCAGCCATTGCTCTCGGTCAAAAGAGTCATCGCATACATCCATCATAGCATAAAACTGCTTGGAGTCAAGCGAAACCGAATACTTTATTCCGTCCTTAGTCTGAGTCATTTGATAACTCTTTGACTGAAAGCAATACCCCCACTTGGGGGGCTTGTCTGATATTTTCTTAGCCGTGGCCTTAGCCATTAAGCGTTGCCAAGGATATATCCAGCGACAGCGGCATCGAGCGTCTTCTTGCCACCGTTGTGTTCCTTACAGGCAAGGAGAACCTTGCTTTCGACATAGCGGTCTAACGCCATGGCAAAGTCTGCGGAGATACGCTTTCCGTGGCTCTTTGCGAACTTACGGATGGTGGAGGTCTTAACATATGTGGTTTTAGTGGATGAGGCCATTTGGTTTTGTTGGTTTGGGGTTAAAAATTAGATATATCGGTCGGATTTCATAAATTCATCGACCCACGCATTGGCTTCTTGGCTTTCTTCCCAAGTGTATGTGGGGAGCATCAAGAACGAAGCGTACCACTTGTCAATATCAACTTGACTTGGAGTTTGACGCTTTTGGTATCCGTCAATAATCTTGCTTCCTCGCAGAATTAGAGTTTGGATTTTGTGCCTCATGTGGAGGCACTTTTCTTCGAGTTTGGCGTTTTCAGCCTTTAGTGATTCAATTGTTTCTTGGTCGTTCATGGTGTAACGACACATAATGCAAATTTTTGCAGTCTTGTCAAGCGAAAACAATCAGTCCCCGCAGTAGTCATCACGGGGGTCGTCGTAATCGTCATTCCTGTCCGAGATATCAACGCTCTCCATCTCCTTGTATACCAAGTCGGATATGGCATCCTCAAGACGCAGGTTGAGGGCAATGTCAGCCACCTCCTCTGTCGTGCCGTCTTCGTGGCACAGGGAGGCCGTAATGCTCCATCCCGTGGGTGTGGCGTAGTCGTGTCCAGAGTCAAAGCCCTTAGCCCCCCAGTATTCGTATGCCCCAATGCCGTCATTATCCAACTCGTATTCGACAGTAACGCCAATAGAGTAGAATTTTCCCTCGTATTCAAACGAGTCGATTTCAAAGTCGTGAGTCATGGTTTTGATTGATGAAAGCCAGTGTATGCTGTTTTTCTAAAAAAGCAAGCACCAATCTTCACTTTCTCAAGGGGTTGCGAATTTGCTTGACACGAACAAGGAAGGTCTGTATAATTGATTCTTAATCACTTTACAAGCACTGCCGTAAGGCATGTGCGACCTTATCTAAGCACATCATCATCAATATCATAATCCTCGTCAAACCAGTACTCTTGGCTATCTTCATCATAGTCATCTGAAGACGACCACCCAGAATCATTGTCCTCTTCATCATCTGGGTCCATTATAGAGAGAGGTTATTGGCTTTCATAAATGCCTTACAGGCATTTATATGTTTACACTGATAAGGCTTCATCCATAAGAAATAGTCCTTCTGCCTGTACTCCCAGTCCTCACATGAGCACTCGTACCTGCCATCGTTCTCAAGCAGGTCTACAAGGTGAACTACATCCTCACGGGACTCGCTCCACACAAGAAACCTGTGTGTGCAGTCATAAAACTCTACCTCAAGGCTCTTGTGTGACGATGATTGGGGCTTTCTTTCCAGCATATGCTATGCCTCGGACTGTATTGTATTCGTAGAATTCAAGGGCTTCATCATAGTCCATTCCGTCATTTTCTTGGAGAGACATGAGAATCTTAGATTCAGAGTAAACAATAAGTCCTTCACTTGAGAGGCCAATGATGGCCTCGTCAAAGGTTGATGCTGGTTCAAGTCTTAATGCCTTTGGGTCAGCGTTTTCAAGGAGTTCTTTAATTCTTTCTTTGCTCATTATGGTTCAAATTTCAACTTTTCTGTAGCCTTCACGCCAGAGCGTCTTGGATATCAAATTAGATATACGCTCAATTCCTTCTTCGGTAATCTCTGGCTGTGCTTCGTGCAGTATTTCGTGAACAAGCGTGTCAATCATTTCGCTAGGTTCCTGGCGAGGGTCAATCTTGATACAGCCTTTATCCCAAGTTCCAAACGGAGTCTTAGATGTTCCGCACTTGCGGAGTTTCGGCCTCGATGACCCAAGTTTCGTATAAACGACCTTGGGCAGTTCGTCATCCTTCATCTTGGATAACTTCTTCATACGGAAGGTCTGGGTCAACATGCCAATAAGAAAGCATCTTGCATTTTAAACAAATGCTTGATGCCCTCCACATTTTGCACACCGAGCCAGTATAAAGGTCTGTTCTTTTTGCTATGTTTACTGTCGCAAACGCCCAAGACTTATCCCCACAATACTCACACTCTGAATCTGGCTGAATATTCATAGTTATATTGTATTTGGGGAAGTCGCTCACTGTCTGGCTGAATGTCTACTCGGCACATAATTAAGTGCCTTAAGGTGCTTATCTCTCATAACCCTTGATGTTTCAGCGTCCTTTGCCAACGGCTTGACTATGGTCTTTCCAGCAATCGTGACCTTTAAATAGAAGATACCACGGGGGTCTGGCTTAATCATATGATGGTTCTCCCTGTTGACGACAACATTTGGGTCGGTTGGAGTCGGGGCGATTTCAATACGCTTCCCATTTGCGTCAAACTCATACTCTGTACCTGCACGGAGGAGTTGCTGAAGACGCTCTGCGGTAAAGCCGAGGTAGTTGCCTCTGAACTTTTGTTCATCAGTAACTGGGCGTTCTTTGCCGCCAACGAATGGATTTAATTGTTCTTGGTTATTCATTTGGATATTTTTGGGAAATTTTTTGTTTAAGTTCTTCGCAGTGCTTGAAGACTAACTCGTCACGGTCTGCAATCTGCTGTTCAAGGAATACAATTCTCTTGTAAAGCACATCAACAAGGTCTCTGTTTTCCAGTGCCATTTCGATGACTTCTGGTCTGCAAGCCAGCAATACTGCGGCGGCTTCAATTGAGCATGAGGTATTTTTGATTAACGACATTGTAAATGTTTTTTAAAAATTGTCAAGCCGATTCTTCATCAGACTTCTTTTTCTTCTTTTTCTTGGGCTTCTCAACGGTCTCAACAAGGCCAATCTCGTTTTTCTGCTGGGATTCCATTTCGGAAAACCACTTAAGCGAGTCCTCATTCTGCTTTTTGTTGTTTTCAATCACTTCCTTGCCGTCAACAAAATCCCAAAGAGTGGGGATGCGTGTTCTTCCAGACTCGGCAGGGAACCAAGCCTCAGAGTAAGCCCAGTTTTCAACATCCTTTGCCTCAAACATGTCCGACTTCATTAGAAGTTGGATTTCGTCAAATGTAGCACCAATGTCCGTTGCCAACTTATCCATTGGGATTTTATGGGTTTCGACTAATTCACGGACATACTCGCTCATTCGGAACGCAAGGTGCGTACCCTTGGCTCGATTAATACGAACGGTAATAATCATGGCCTCAACATCAGTAATGTCAAGGATGGCACAAGGAACCTTGCCGTGGTACTTTGAACGAAGGCTGGGGGAAAGGCGACTGAGCGTCCAGCGATGGAAGCCGTCAATGATTACATTGTTCTTGTTTACAAGGATTGGCTGAATCCATCCAGTCAGAAGGATAGAACGCTCAATGAGGTTCATTTCTGCATTCATAACCCTGTTTGGGTTATAGTGATTGGCTACGAGTTTGTCGCAGTCAATCCACTGGATATTCTCGACAGGCTCGAGTGTGCGTGGTGTGTTGGTCATAGAAGTTTTGTCCATTCCTTTTGGCTCTTGCGGTAAGGGAGAAGAAGTTTCCATATCTGTCCTCTTACGAAATATTTAAGCACATAGTCAAACGGATAATTATTCATGTCCTTGTTTCTTTCAGACTCGCTCAATTTTCCAATCTGCGTGAGTCTATGGAGGGCCAAGTCTCTGGACTTGCCCTCTTCGTAGTGCTCCACGATGTACTTGTGTATGCCAGCCCAATCCTTGCCGTATTTGGCTTGAACGCCAGCATCATTGCGAGACTCGGAGTATCTGTCGTGCGTTGCTTGGTCTGGGAAAATCTTAAGCAGTTGGTCGTAGAACTGTGGGTCAATCTGACGAAGTTTCTTGAGGTGACGAATCTTCTCTGGATGAAGGAATGGAGATGTTCTCAAGTCCATCTTTGCATAGAGTTGCCAGTCGTAGACCTTGCTGTACGGAAGTTTGTTGTCGTAAAGATACTTTAGAACATCTCGCTCTTCCCAGTCGTACATGGGCTTGCAGAGCGTTGCACTTTTAACGCCATTTGATTTGTTGATGTAGTTTTCAACAAGTTTATTAACTGAACCACGCCAGCGGAAACGGGACTCTGAGGCACGGATGCCGTTCATCTGGGCTACCTTGCCCGTGAACCACTGGCACTGATAACGCTCAATCTCGTCCGCCCACCATTCAAGGTTCCAAATGTCCTGTGTTGGACGAATGGCATATTCTGGTATTGGACGCATCGTCTCACGGTTCTTGAAGTCCCACTGGCGATATTCAATGGGTTTGTCAAAGACATAGCGGAGAGAGGGTTCTGGTATAAGAAGGTGATGCATACGCACCCAAGGGAAAGACGCATAGTGGCGGACAAAATCCACCGTATTACCAAGAGTAAACTCGTCATGTCTGAATACACAATTAACGAAGTTAAGACCTCGCTCTTGTGCAACTTCCCAAGCAAGATGAGCGAGAACCTGTGAGTCCTTTCCTCCAGAAAATAGAACAATCGGAGTATCGTGCGTATCATAGATGTGGTGTATCCTTTCCTTTGCGGCAGTAAGGACATTTATCCCCATTGGGGATTTATATCGACTCATTTAATTTGAGAGATTGCGACTATTAGTTTATTGGCAAGAGTCCTTAATGTGGAAACATTGTAATTGACATACTCATCGTCTAACTGAAATGACAGTTCGCCAGCAATGTTTTGTGCGGTCTGTACCTTGTCCTTACGAGCCTTATGCCTGTCTACGATATCAACTGCTTGCTCGTATGCAATGGAAACAATTGGAGAGGGGTAATCTTTGCCTTCTTTTTCAAGTTTGCTAATTCTTGCCTTTGCTCTTGCAACTTGGTGTCTGAGCAGTGTTTCCCCTTCTGACTTTGGGGTATAGTTATGCGGCATCTTCGGTCTTGTTTAGAACTTCGTCTTGGAGAAAGCGGTCAATACGCTCTCCGATAGTTCTGACCTTTGGGTACTTCTTTCTGCACAGTTTTATAAAGGCATAGAATCTCTTTAACTCTTCTTCCTCTTGGAATACGATATTGTATGCAACAACAGGTTTACCAATCCACCCGTGCTCTCCGCCAGTGGCAAAAGCATCGTTGTTCATAGTTGTTTCTTGATTATCCATATTTTGATGTTTTTATTGGGTTTGGACCATTATCTGTCTCTCGAAGGAGAGGCAGGTCAAATTTGTTAGCATAATGCTGTATGTCGTATCTGCTGATGTTGCATCCAGCCAACGGAGCATACTTTAGCGAAACTTCCGTTGCTGTCAAGTCTAATTCAAGACCTTCGGAGTAAGCCTTGATAATCCACTCCTGTCTATCAGAGTTGATAGAGAAGTCTCGCCCGTTTGGGTTCTTTAATCCACGGGAACGCATATAAGCACGAAGTGCCGCTTCGGTTATGTTATACTTGACTGCGGTGTAGACAAGGCTTGACCCTTTGTTGTCAACAAGATGCTGATAAGCATCCTTGACAAGTTGCCTTCTTTTTTCCAAACTAAACCGCTGTTTAGTTTTTGACTTGAACATCGTTTTACTTGAACCTGTCGTTCTTCAAGGCTTCAACCTTTTCTTCTGGAGTCATCTTGGCAAACTGTTGCCACATCTTTGTAAGTCTAATCGTGTAAAGCGTTGTTGAAAACACTTGATAAAGGGTGTAAGCCCCCATAAGGAAGCAAGCCAAAAACATGATTCCGCCACAGTAGATTAAAATCTTGGCTACGAATGTAAAGACAAATGTCAGTTCTTCCATTTTAAGACTTTATCTGAGAGGCAAGGGTTTTGTTCTTCCTGTAAGCCTCCCAGCGTTTAAGAACAGCCGCACGGCAAACCGCTGAAGGTCTACGCTTGGAGTCGCCCCGTCCAGCCATTCCGCCAATGCGACCAAGTATCTTGGCGGCTTCACGGATTGCTTGCGACTTTTCTGTATCGTGCTGTTCTTTGTTCATGTTATGCAAGTGTTTGGGTTTGTCAACCTTCACAACCAGTATGGTATGGTTGTATCTGGAAGTCAAGGAGAATCTTCCACAATGTCCCCATTCTCATCGATTCGATAATACTTCTTTTTGCGATTTTTCTTACCAAAGCGAGCCTCCTCCTCTTCTTTGACAATTTTTTCTCCGTCTTTAATCCAACCGTTAATAATGTAAATGATAACAAAGATGGCACAGGCTGGCCCAAAGATTGGGCCTCCCGCCACCATTATGAGGGAAAGGGGAATGGCGTAAAGGCAGTAGAGAACCCAGCCAAAACTTTCTCCGTATCCCTTGGGAAGGTTTGACTCCTGTTCTTTAAGTTGAACGAGTGCGTCACGCTGACGGAGGTATTCTTCGATACGCTTTGCTTCTTCGGGGGTGTTCATAGACCAGCACCATAGTGGCAAGTGCTTGCGCTGTCAAGCACCTTTCTTCAGACCCAAGTTTGGGGTACTAAAAATATACGCTTGACAACCCAAGCGATTGACACATACCCAATGGTATGAGTAATAAAGAAGTCATTAGAAAGGCATTTGACCAAGTGTGCAACGCTATGGCCGAATTAGACCACGCAAAAGTGCAACTGGCTGACCTGCATTACAGAGCAGAGAAGGTTGAAGATACGGCCATGGTGCTCAATAAGGTGTCCGAGACGGCAGAGCCGTCAAGTGATAGCCATGAGTTCGTCTTTATACAGCACGAAAGAGCCAAGAATGACTTAAGGGAGGCTTTAGCATCCAATACCAAGGACTCAATAGCCCAAAGCCTTGGACAGGCTTATAACGCCACAAGCGATGCCTTTACTGTCATAAAGCAAATCTAAAGAAAACCGCCTTGGAAGACCCAAGGCGTAAAAGACCCACCACAGGTCTTATTGTCGATAATACACAAAACCAACAAACTTTGGGGGGTGTCAACTCTTCCGCCTCTTAACCTTAGTTGACTTAAGTTTATTTCTATTGTAAAGTCTGATACATGTGGCCGCAAACACTATGCTTCCAAAGGCAGACACCGATATTCCGACTAACTGAAAGTTGTTAATTATACCTCTGACCGCCTCAACGCTGACCGTTTCCGTCTCTGTCTGAATTCCAGCATCCGTAACAATGGCAACCGCACTATTTACATCTCTAAGTGCGTTAAAACCAGCAACAACATAAGAGGTAGCCATCACCCCCGCAAGCCCAAAAGCCAGCAGGAAAAGCGATTGGGTTGCGATTATTGTCTCACTTACGCTTCCGTTGCTTTCTGCTATTTTTGCTTTCTTTTTCATCGGTAAGTCCTTTGGCAAATCGTTTTCTGATGTTTTCCATTATCTCTGGTGCTCCAGCACCAGCGGTAGACATTATAATTGACTTGTGAAGCCCACTAATGCTAGTTCCATATAATGCAAAGTACACAATTACTCCAACAATAGCACCCGCTATGACCTTTCTGAGATAGTAGATAACGGGGTGACTTTCATCTGTAAGCAACATTCTGGCAAGCATGCCAGCACCACCCAACAAGGACACGACCCACCCGCCACGCTTGAACTCTTCAGCGGCAAGGGCAAAATCTGGGTCAGTCGGAGGTGGGGGGGGAGGTGTCATCTACACTTTTGGTGCAGTTGTCCACCTTGTTTCTCTTATTTGAAATAATAAATGAAATTATCCCAGATAAAACTATAATTCCAAGAGAGCCCCCAATTGCGTATTTAAACCAAGTCTCGTCAGCAATAAACGGAATCATTGCGGCTACAGTGCCAAAGCCAACAAGAACCATTCCAAGTTGCTTCAACTTACCAATCGGGGCAAAGATTGAAAGAAGGAGGCCAAGGGCAATAGCCGCACCGCCAGCCAGCAGTATCCTTTCGTTATTATGATGCAATCGCTCTTGCTCCATCTCCTGCTTTCTAGCAATACGCTCCTGCTCAAGTTCCTGTTTTCTGGACTTTATCTCTAATTCCTTTTCCGCAATCTTAGACTCATACTCAGCCTGTTTCTTGGCCTTTTCTTGCTCGTATTTCGAGTTGGCTTCATTGATGGCCTTTCGTAAGGCTTCTGAGGTCGCAACCTCTTTGATGTAGTTTTCCTGTGAGTATTCGGATGCCCGTTTCTTAGCATAAGCAAAGTCCTCGGGGGAGGGTTGGCCGACCATAGCCTTGGCAACTCCAAGTTCACCCTTTATGACAGTCTTCTCGTTGCTGTCTGGGAGGCTCTCAGCCGTCTCACTTGCCACCCCCACAGCCGCCGCCACCCTGCTAATACGCTTGTCCGTAAGGTGGTCTAACTTGTTCTCAGCACCAGACAACTCTTGGTTTGTTGCTGGCTGTGGAAGGGGGACTGCCGTGCTCGTCTTACAGCCAACAACGGCTGAAAGGGAAAAAAGCATGCAAGAAACTAAAAATGCAAGCCTTGTCTCAACGCACATAAGATTAAGACTGGCTAACAGGGGCTGGAGGAGTCCAGTTAAGGCCGAGTCTTGAAATTTCAGCCATAAGTTCCGCTTGCGTAGCCTTTGTGATTAGCGTCAACTTTGAGGACGCACTTCCACCATGAGTGAATTCCCTCAAGACGAAGACTTTCTTGCTTTCTGGCTCATAGAGGGCATTCCATCCCTTTGGGATGGAAAACTTGGGAAGAGTTTCGCTGGCAGGGAGGGGTGTATCGCTCATAAATTAAGGTCTATATTCATTGAAATTTGTCAATTTAAAAGAATCGAAGGTTTTAGATTTGGTAGTAGCCTTGATTTCCATCGTACACGATAGAATAGTAGATTGTCTGCTGTCCAGCCGAATCCCAATAAGAGCCACCGTAAATCACATCTCCAGCGTTTGCACTAGTGTTGCTACCAGTTGCCCATGTTCCACCACTTCCATCTGCGAATGTAGTCCCATATTCTGTGTAGTATGCAAATGAACCACTTGTAAGTATGTTGTTAAAATTATCATAAGCCTCCCAATTTAAGAATGTCTGAGAGGAGATAGCATAATCTATCACCCATCCATTTGGATACCAGCAACCATTGCTATTTGGATAATCACTTGTTATTGTACCTCCATTGCCGTCAGCAGTCACCACTTGGTGCACGAAGTAACCAATCCACATTGTTCCCACAAAGTCAGCGGCTTCAGATTGAACGCATCCAGAAGAATACACGAAGCCAGAAGGTGCGTGAGCCAAGTCTCCGTGTAATACCCATTCGTTTGTCCCGATTTTAACAAGAGTCGCAACTCCACCGTATCCGCTTATGCTACGCATTGAGTCTCTTGAGATTATGGTACATCCAGACTCGATGAACATCACAAGTGATGGCCCGCCTTGCACAAACTTTATCTCTGTTCCGTTTTCCACATTATAAGTATTGTCTGAATACAGCAGAACTTGCGTATATGAAGAGGCGTATAAACGAACAAATGTATTCCATCCAATATTTTGGGTTACAGGGTAAGACTCATTTGCTACTGAAACAATTGCGGGAACGGTGGCACTTCTTACAAATGATGTGGTTGCAACGGTGCTGTTGTTTGTCTTAATTGCCGCAGTGTTTGATGAAATCAAACCATTTACAGTCAATGAATATGTAGAAGAAAAAGAAGTCGAAGAAACTCCAATCCCGACTTTTCCCTCGTTGTCAATTACGAATGCATTTGCGTCTGGAAGGGAGTCCTCTACAACCAGAGAGTGTGCGTTCAACTGTGTTGAACGATTTGTAACACGAAGGGCTGTTGTTGTTGCCGTTTCTAATGTTTGAATTGATTGAGGCTGGGTAAATACATTTCCGTTCTGAAGAGAGGCAAGAACCTTCCAAGCACCAGTTCCATCACGAAAGTTAAGATTAGCACCACCCGTAGTAATCCACATGTCTCCAGCGATTGTTGAAGATGTGTTCGTTCCACCGACTCCAACATTAAGCCCAGACGCTCCTCCAACAGAAGTAAAATTAACTTTCCCAGAAAAGGTAGCACCAGACAGTTCAGCAAGTCCAAGGCTTGCCGCAGACTTGTTTTTCCAAAGGTTTGTGGACTGCTCATAAGACACAAGGTCTTTATTCAACTTCCCATTAATTGCTACATCGTGAAGTTCGTTTAACTCAAATCCGTTGGATACATTTACTTCAATTTTCCCGTTATTATTGTTTGCTCTCGTAACAACCCCAACATAAACTAAATGGTTTGGTGCAGATGGCTTGACATTGGTAATGCCGCCAGCAACGGTTGGCGAAAGATACAGTTGGTCTCCGTCATTAAACAAACCAGTATCCACATCTAGAACCTCTCCAATGATGACCACAACACCAGTTCCGTTTACTGAAATATCCGACTCGGTGATGCCAAATGTTCTATATGAGGTAGATTCTGCGTTTGCTTGTGCAAGTGCAATTGTTGCATTGTTTCCATTTGCCCCATCGACATAAACAACAGAACGCTTTGGTATTAATGCGGCTGTTGAGTTCCTTACGGTTTTTGTTACCTTCTGGGTGGAAGGGCTTGTGGTGGATGACGCAACAGCGTTGTCAACATAAGCAGTGGTGGCTATCGTAGTTGAGTTGTCTGCTGGGGAAGGAGTCGGGGCTGTCGGTACTCCGCTAAGGGCTGGCGATGCAAGCGTTGCATACGGAGCAAGTGCCGAAGATGTGATGTACCCCTGCGATGTGACCCAAGACTGCGTTGCGTACCCAGAAAGGTCTGGGAGACTTGTCCATGCAAGCATGTAGTTATCATCGCTTAGTTTGGTAAGAACTTGCCCCGTGAGTCCTCCGTCTGGCACAGTTCCCCATCCGTTGATTGTCACATACCCTTGGCTACCAACCCAAGACTCGGTCGCATATCCAGTAAGGTCTGTTTCTGGAACAACGCTCCAATTTCCGTCCATTCGTCCGTATAGCAAGCCGTCTTGAGGGGCATCCGCAAGACCGCCTCCACTTCCATCTGGAAACTGAATTGGGCTATATGTAGCGTTATCAATTAAGTCATTTATTATTCTTATTTCGCCTTGGTAAAGGGTTTGCTTTATGAGTCCAGAAGTCAACTCAACCTCAAGCGTGGCCGTTACGCTTGTCGCACCATTAAGAAGGTCTTCAATTTCAAGGGTATTCATGTTTACCAAGCCAGTCATTGTGCTAAAGCCAGTGAAGCCAATCGCACTTACTAAAAGCGACTCATATGAGCCATTGACTCTTGAAATATCCCAAGAAAGGTTTTCATTTTTTACCACTGAATACCGTGTAGAGGTAAGCGTTGCCGAAGAAGATATGCCACAGGCTATCAGTGCGTCCAACAATTCAGACGCTGACGCATCCCACTTTATTGCGGCTGTTGTCTTAGTTCCGTTTGAAATCGTAAAACTTCCATACTTTAATTCATCGCTTATTTTTATTCTGAATATAGATGTTGTTATTTCAGAGATTGAAATGGTTGGCGTTGCGGCATGGGTGAATGTGCTAGAGTATGCAACTGGTGTTGTTTTTAACTTTACATTTTGAACCTCGTTGAGCAATGCTGTTCCTGTCGTTATTCTGGTTACAGTTGCATTTGAGTTCGGGTAAAGGCCAGTCGTATTAATTACGCAGTCAGACTTTGCACCAACCGTATTAAATACGACCCTGTATGTGGTTGAGTTTACGAAGTAAACGATAACACCACCATCAGCAATAACTGATGGAAGTGAGTTTATTAAAAGATTTACTGACTGAATTGACGAAGGTATTGGTATCTGAACAATGTCAGATTCGTACTGAAATGTAAAACTTCCACTTGTTGGAAATCTGTCTATTCTGCCAATTGCAAACTTTATACTTGAGTTTGATTGGAATGGTATCTCGACCGCCTCTCCACCGCTGGAATCAACAATGTGTATGTCTACATAAACATCATCACCCTGTGTGAGCACCATCTGCGGTGCTTGTGTGAATGTGTTAAAACCGCTAAAAACGGTGTTGTTTCGTGGATTAATCCACAGCGATAAGTTGCTTGTGCTCATATTAAACTACTTGTTGTGCTGGGATTCGGAATTTGGGACCACCTTCGCCAAATTGTATTAAAATCCATTGAGTAAATATGTAGTTTGGATTGGGTTGTGGACCGTAGTCCTCAAGGATTACCGCATCAGCAAGAAGGAACTCATTTCCAGTCTGCGGATTTGTGAACTTTAATGTAGAAATCTCTTCTGCTGATATCTTTCTTGTCGCAACAATATCTCTGCAATTAATCAATCCTTGACCAAATAAATCTTGAGCAGACACTACCTGTAATGTTCCAAAGACATTAAGCATCGCATCTGGGTAGTTGTTTCCACCAATTTGTCCACCAACCTGTATTTCTGTCTTTGCGACAAGGTCTCCAGCCTCGACAGACGAAGAAACATTCAGCGTATTTGTTGTTATGTTTCCGAATGAAACAAGACCATCTACGGCAATGTTTGTAAAGGCATTGTGCGTATGGTTAATTGGGGAATAAAGATTAACTGCATCCGCTGAGTTTAACTTTAATGAAAGAAGTTGTGGAAGTCCAACTATAGACTGAAAGTCGTGCGTATGGGATATGTTTGATTTTCCGTCAAGAGAATTCTGGAGTAACGCTATGTCAGATATGTTGTGAGAGTGAAGTATCCCAGAATAGTTTGAAAGGTTTGCGGCAAGTTGAGATATGGACACAACTGGATTTGTGCCACTTAGAGTCACATTTGCGTTTATTGATTCAAGTTGTGAAGTCGTAAGAGACTGAACCTCTATATTGGATATTCTTCCTTCAAGTTGAATGTCTTTTGACTGAAGTGACGCTATGGAAGAGTCATCAATAGCACCGATATTTGTTCTTGCTTGAAGTTTCTCGACTGGAGTAAGCGACTGACTTGTGTCATATCTAACTACAGAGTCCGCTGGGATGAAGTTTCCGTACTGGTTTAAGGAGTAAGAATCAGTATCTATTAAGTCATTTAATATGGTACAATCTCCTTGATAAAGGGTTTTGTGTGTCCCGTTAGACTCAAGTTCAATCTCAATGGTAGCGGAGGCGGATGGCTGTCCAGAAAGCAACTCCTCAACCTGCATGGTATTCATGTTTAAAATGCCATACTTTGAATTATATGATATTATTGAATCACTATTTGCACTGAAATTATTGACGGTGTAGTTGTAAGTAGAAACATCCCAAGAATAGTCAGAATTCTTGGACACAGTCCAAGAAGTAGAAAATTGAGCATTTAATGCTGTTTGGAAGTCTGCCGATGATGCCTCAACCGAAATTGGAGATGTTGTATATGGAGTTGACCCCACATTAAAGGAAACGACAAAAGAACCACCCTTGGGTCTTGTGTTTAATTCAACTCTCCATATTTTAGTGTCTCCATCAAATGACGCATCTCTTATTTGGGAATAAAAAGCCTCGCATGGGTCTTGTGGCTCAAACGAAACAATGTTAGCCACTGGTGCTTGTTTTGCGTGTATCTGTATAGTTTGATTAACCGTAGCAGAACCAGCCGTTATTACGCTTATGGCAACGGATGATGTTGGGTACAGGGTGTTCCTGCTTACAACAATCGGGAAAGGGACAACACACTTGACATTCCATGTAATTCTGTATATCGTGCTGTTCTTTATGACGACTACGCCACCCAAGGTTGCTATTGAAGGAAGTGCGTTAAGTGCAACTTGCACTTGGGAAGCGGTTGCGTTGTACGGCAGTATGCCAGTTGTCTCGGTGTTGTAAGATAACTCAAAGTCGCCAGAGGTTGGAGCAGTATCAATCTTGCCAATTGCAAGGGTCATCCCACCTGCCGCTGGCATCTGATACTCCATAATCTGGTCGTCACTTTCTTGCTTTAACACATGAACTTCTACCCCCACAACATCCCCCTGCTTAAGGTTTAAACTTGCACTGGAGGAAACTGCATTAAAAGACGACATTAGTCTATTTAGTGTGGTGTTTACCCAAAGTACAATATTGGGCACTTTTGACTGTGTTGGAGAGCCGCTTGGCATTTAATTATTGGGTTGTGTCAACAAAAGTTAAAATTTTAAGAAATAGACCATCCAACTATACCGACAGAACTTTCCCCACCGCTTATCTGCAAATAAGGACGCATTTCAATAGATGTATCTGGGTAGTCATCATCTACCACCCTTATGTACTCGGATGGACATGGGTTGAAAATATCGTCTGACACGCAGTCTGGGTCATAGTCTGGATTTTCAACCATCTTATATTGCTTTGATTTAAATCTGTCAGTAAAGTCTGCACTTGCTGTTCTTGTTAGTTCGTTGTATTCGTATGTTTGTTGGAAGTAAGAATAAACAGGGTCGGCACACTCAATTATTGGCTGTCCCGACTGAGTGTATCCAGAAACCCAGCAAATAGTTTTTGACACTAGAAAATAAAATGTTATTTTAATAGAGTCAACACATATATTTTTTGGTCTTACATAAATCTCCAATTTTGTGTCGGAATACGCATACTCTTGTCCATTCACTGGGTTTACAGAAAGTCGGGCTCCATAATTATAAACCCATATTGGTGTAATTTCAGAAACTGACCTTGGTCCCGAGTACCCAGTAAGAAGATAAATAGGGTTTGCAACCACAAGATTTCTTGAGTATTCTGGCATTATTAATTCAAAGTTCTCGCTTGACTCGTTTGGGTAATATTCTAATGAAACCCCATTTTTTAACTTTGAAAAAGACACTGAGTCCAACTCATAAGAAAAACGATTTGACCAATATGGTATAGTTCTTTTTGGCGTAAAGAACCTTGTTTCCCTTTTATCGGTAACATAGTCACCCCAGAACTTATCTCTTATTTCGCTTTGGTGCTTTGCATGGTCAAACCATTCAAAAACTTGATACTTTGCACCGTCTGGGCCAACATACTTATATTCTCCCATCTCATATATGTCGTGGTACGGATGGGCCTCCATGACTGAGTTAGCCAGTTGCTGTTCTGGCCTTCTGTCAAGATTTGAAGGGAATTGAAGTATTTGGTTGTTTGCTCTTTGGTTGAAAAACCTGTCATTGTTTATAGTTGACTCTTCAAAGTTACCATCTTGGTCGGGAAGGTAAATTGGCATGCCATAGAACTCTATTCCTTCCATGAAGTTTACATATGGATGAACCTCGGTAAATGACATGGCTCCAAACTTCTTTCTATAAAAGAATGGCGTAACTGGCTCCTTCCCGTCCTCATAGTTGAGCATCCATGTCCTTATTCCATCCAAGTCCACCTCATCAGTGGGGGGCAAACTGCCCCCCCTGTATCGCCTTGTGGCTACATATTGGACTCTATTGTAATTAACAACGGAGCCAATTTTGTACTGCATTCCAGCCTTCCAGTCGTAAACTATATCTTCTAAATAATCCCAAGTATCGTCATTGTCTGGAGGTTTTATACTGCCAACATAATCCTCGTTTGCTTGGAAGACCCGCTCAATGCCGTCAGAGGACTTATAAGCAACCTTGCTATTAATGGTATACCTTCCAGCCTTTGCGTCCTTCTCAGACCAGTCTGGGTAGTTGTATTGCATCTATGTTAGTTACTCCAAGACCAACTGTAAACATCAGTACCAACCTTCATCCTGTTGACGACAAGATTAACATCGGACAATTGAGTAACTTGTGCCCTTCTTTGACCTTCATTGTCCTTTATTAATGCGATTACAGCAAGAGGGTAAAAACTGGTGTCGCTTGTGTCGTTTGTTTGAAGTTCGGTTCTATATTCAATTTCAGACTCATTTGGAAACACCTTGCCAGATTGATAGGTAACCTTAATTCCAACATATCCGAGGTCTGCTGTTATTGCAACCCGAGGCGGTCTTCCCTCTCCGAGTGTTTGGTCTAAAAACTTGCTTTCAAGTTTTGGTATTGTTCTATTAACCATACCAACTGAAACATTAGCAAAAACAGTACCGTTATCCTCGTAAACAGTAACAACAAAAAATCTTAATTTTCTTCCAAGGGCAGGACGCTGTAAGCCAATAGTCCACCCCCTGTTGGTGTTGTGTATTTCGTATCCAACGCCACGCCTTGGAGTGCCAGCCTCTATGGCACGAAGTATCTTTTCAAGATACCCTGCGTTAAAGTTTTGGTCTGGTTTATAATCTGGGGTCTGACTGCTTGAGACAAACCCTCCCGAGTCTCCGATTGGCATTTTTAGTTGCTTTCTTTATACATGTACTTGTTGTGGGGCTTTCCAAGGACAGAAAGTGTGAATTCCATTTCAACCTTGAAAATCTTTGCATATTCAGTGACATTGCAAGAAACAAGCAACCAAGAAAGGTTATATTTAGCCACATTTAACACTGCCGCCCACTTAGGGCAATATGGGGGTACTTTGAACTGCGTACCAAGTCCGCTATACTGATATCTCAAAAACTTATCTGCGTTGTTTGTGTAAAAATTAACCGAGCAACTTCCTGCTGGTGCAACAAACTGTTCAACCGCAGGAACCTCTGGATGATTTGGTCCAAAACTCACAAAATAACCCTGCTCATCTAATCTAATCTTCATTCTGTCCCCTGCGGCTTGACCAACCCACCTGTCAAACTCTGGGTGGAATCTGACGCTCTGCTCTCCAACGCTTCCGCTAAGATTCCATTCTGGGTCAGTCATGCTTTGGCCGTTATCTATGCCGACATATTTAGCGGTGGTAGTGGCTATCCCGTTCTTCCCAAACACAGTAGAAACATCCCAACACCAAAGATTTGGGTTGTTTGGGTGCTGGTCCTGTCTTGCTACAGGGGGCGTTCTAGCCTTCATGTCATTTGAGTGTCTCCACTTAAAAACGCCCACGCCTTCGATAAGGTTTCTTCCGTTGTTAGAATAAGAATAATCTGGTTGTTCAATTAGACCAAACCTTTCCGCATCTTGAAAGCCGTAAGTTATTGGATTGTTATAAATGCCATTGCTTATTGTATCCTTTAAGGTTTCTGGCGGGGTCTGTCTGTTTGATGGTTGTGGTGTTGGCATGTTATTTATTGTATAGATTTTCCGACAAGTTTTGTCCCATCGCTTCCCATTCCCCAACCTTGAGAGCCCTTCATGTATTGAGGAACAACATCGAACGAGCCAGTACCCTTGACTTCTTCGTATATCTTCTTGAGATAGTCACGGCTTTCCTTGGCGACCTCAAGGGGGTTGTTTACCATGGCGATACCGCCACCCATGCCCTTCTTGGCGGCATCGGATGAGACATAGTTAAATTGCATAGCCATGAGGCTATCCATTTCCTTGGCTGACTCGAACATCAAGTCTTGGATGGAGTTCTTGAGGGCAATGGCCGCAGGGCCAGTGCCACCCAAGTATTCCTTTTCACGCATTGGGTCTTTTGCAAGGTCTGCGAGTTTCGCCTGTTCTCTCTTGAGTTTATCAACAGAGTTTCTGAATACGACATTCTGCTGGTCAATCGCACTGACACCACGCATCTTCATTCCGAACAGGTCTCTGCCCTGCTGGGATTCAATTGCCTTATTGGTTCTGTTGATTGCCGCAAGTCGCTCTTCGTTTGCACCCTGTTTAATGAGGTTGTCGAGTTCCCTCTTCTTTGCCTGTAAGTTTATTTCAGCATCCCTTTGTGCGTTTATGAGTGCAAGTTTCTTTTGTCTGCTTTCAGCATCGCCCTTATCGATGAACTCCGCAAGGTCTTTCTGAGCATTTGTAAGTTCTTTTTCTGCAATCAAAACACCACTCTTCCATCTATCCCAAGCATCAATGCTTGCTGTAAATTCCCTTACGCCCTGTTCTCTTAACTTCTTTTGTTGTCCAAGGTCAATTTCTGTTTGTGCAAGAGTCTTTAAGGTTGGTTCTGGCTTCTTTTTGTCAGACTTTTCCTTAAACTTATTATCTTCAAAGACTGCGTCTGGATAGTATTCTTTTATGTATAGCAATCTTTTCTTGTGTTCTTCGTCAATTCTCTGTATCTCTGCTTCCATGCTACGCTGTGTAGTCAAAGCCCTTTGCACTGCTTTGTCCGCTCTGAAAATGTCTCTTTCTTTGGCCCCCTCTGCTATCAATCTTTTCCTATTTTCAAATGCCTCTCCAACTTCTCTAGCGGCACTAGCCCTGTTTGCAATAATATTGGCTTTTATCTTCTGGTCTTCAGCCTCATCATCATTAGCCGTATCTAGCCTGTTTTTCTTCCAGCCAGCATTTATTGCAACTTGCTTTCCGTTTTCATACATGGTGTTAAGTCCACCACGAACCCCATCAGCCGCCTTAGCCATAGCCATGGCACTGTCAGCCATTGCCTTGTCTGTTTTTGTCTTGTATTCCTTGTCGGCATACGCTTCTTTCTCCTCAGTTTCTTTATCTAATGCCGCTTGGTCTCTTGTAAAGTCCTCAGAAGTGTAGCCACTTCCGGGGGTAATCGCTTTTACTGCGTTCTTTGCTGTGACTGCCATCCATGTTGCTGAATAACCGATTTGTCTAAACACTCTTTGTCCAATTGTTCCAATTCTTTCAAGAACAAAACCAAGTCCGTGAAACACGACAAGGACCGTTGAAACAATGAACTCAACAAGTCCAGCAAGAATACCCATGATGGGCGTTAATGCATTGCCAAGCGTCTTTAATCTTTCTCCAATTCTGTCCCAAGACTTGGATATGTTTTCGTTGTTCTTTGTGGCCTCATCATTGTATGCATGAGACTCATCTTTCATCTTTTGAATTTCTTCAGCAGACTTCTTTACGATAACACTTACGGACTGCCATTCACCTTTGTATATGGCTTTTAAGGCAATATCTCTGTCTGTCTCGTTTGACATTGCTCTAATTGCATCAACGATTCTCCAGAATCCGTCTCCAGTTCTTGCAGATAAATCTATTAATTGACCTTGCTCTATCCCGAGTTTTTTCATCATCCATGTTGCTTCACCCCCAGGATTTATAACGCCTTCCAAGAAAGAATCTCTTAATGTATTAAGTGCAGAAGAGAGTCCGTTTATGCCAAGGCCGCTCTGAAGTGCAACATATCTCAACTCTCCAAGTTGAGCAATTGGAATGTTGAATTTTGTTGAAGTTGTTACGATTTCACGAGATTCCTTAATCAACTCTTGTGCCGACTTAACTACAGCATCAATTCCCTTCTTTGCCAATGTGAAAAGGTTAAAGTTTTGAATAAATCCTTTCTTGAAATTATCAGTAACGGATTTAAATGCACCGCCAAGAGTTCCCAATGATGTTGCCGCACCATTGTCTCTTAAACTCAGAAATCCCGTCCATCCTCCCCTTGCCATTATTTCATACCCCCCGATTCTCTTGCAATTCTTTCAATCTCTTCAATACGCTTCTTGTCTTCTTCCGTATTGTCCTCTTCCTCGGTTGTAATTATCTTAATGTCGGTTCCTTCTTGTGCGGAGTATGCAATTGAATACCATATTGCCCTGCAATATGGCATGTTCCATGCCTCCTCCTCTGAAAAGTTAAACTTTGTCATAAGGAGCACAACCAGTGAAAGGCTTGGGGGTATTCCCCCTCCAGTTGTTTTGCTTGTTTGGTTAATGTCACCGTCTTGCTTTACCCACACCTTGGGTATTGACATTGACTCTGACATATAAAGTTTAAATCCTTCAAATGCTTCCTGTAAAGCATCTATGCTTATATAAAGATAGTTAAACTTTATCTTTTCATAAAAAGATGGCTCATCAACTGCTTCCTGCCAAGTTTTTGTTGAACAGATTCTTATGGCACAAACTAAGTCATCCAAGTGTGGGGCTTGTGTTCCTCCTCCAAGAAGTGGTGACTTGATAGCCTCAAGCACAAGCATGTGGCGACAGCAAAATGCGTCAAGCCACACACCTGCAACTCGGTGTTTCTTTGGGGTAAGAAACGCTGTTAAGTATCTATTGTCCACGGCATTTTTTAGCCGTTATTCAATTAAGAATTCGGGGCAATTGCCGCAATACCCTCGTATGCTGTGGCTTTTATGTCTAACTTAACAAAATCCTTTGAGCCAGCGGACATTGAAATGTCCGTGATGACGGCCTTGTCTCCGTTGCAAACAAGAATGTCTCCAACCTTATTGGAGAAGTTTGGAGAAGTGCTACTGGGAGCCTTGATTCTTCCGCTAAGTGAAATGTCGGCACGGGCATCCGACATACGAACGCCAACAACAATTCCGTTTTGGTCAACAATTTCTTCAGTTGAGGCAAACTTAATACTTCTTGAGTAAGAATCAACAAGGATTCCTGTAACATTCAAGAGAGTGTCCTTTAAGTCTTCAATGCCATACTTGAGGATTGTTCCGTGCGTAACAACGCTCGGGTTAATCGCATCAATGCGTGGAGGGTTTGTTGTGAAATTGTCTGGCATGGTCGTCTATTACTTCTTGAATGAATCAACGGCCTTGGTTACTGCGGCAACCTTGGACGAGTTGGCGTTCTTGATGCCAGCAACGAAGCCAGCAATACCTCCGACGATAAATGAAATAAGTGCGAGGACCATATGCGTTGGTTGGCTGTCAACTTTAAGTTAAGTGGTAAACGGGCTATAGTGACAGGTTACCCTGTATGATATAACCGTTCCCGTTTTTCTATCTGCTATCTCTTCTGATGTATCTCTGTATGCAGTTCCGTAAAGATACAAATACTCAATTGTAGACTTTGTTCTTGTAATCTTTTCATTCATTTTTCTCAAGCACTTGTCTACAATGTCTCTGTGCTGGTTTACATTCACCTCGTCAAGATTAGTTAATATAACCAAGTCCAAATCTACATCAAAGTTGACCATATTGTCTGGATGGTCTATTGCTAGTGCCACATTGTTGGCACTTAGTATAACGCAGGGAAGGATTCTCTCCTCATGTCTCGATGCCTCAAACAGGTTTACGGCAATCGGCCAGCCAGTAAACTCTTCTGCAAGTCTTGTCTTGAAGTTCCATTCTACCGCTCTTTTAACGCTCATATCGTTGTAATTATGTCAATTTGGGGTATATCCAGTGTTTTTCATTGTCTGGTCCCAGAGCAAAGGAAACTCGGTGTCCAAAAATGCATACCTTAAATTAAGAGCCGCCTTTACTGCCTGTGAGTTCATGTGCCCACCAATGTTGGCATATTCGTTATAATATGTATATGTTATCTCGCCTTCATTTTCAGTAATATACGCTGTTCCGACTCCGCTGTTTTGCAACCAGATATCACTCCATATCTTAGCAGTTCCAGCCCTTGGCTTGTTTCCAAGTATCTTTGCGGCCTTAAGCCAGCCACCAGCCATCAGTCCAACTCTTGAGAATATTGACTTATTCTTTTTTACTGTATTTATTGAATTCCACTTTCTAATATAGATTGGCTTCTTTCCTCTGCCTTTGCGTGATTTCCACTTGTAGAGCAATTCAAGGTCAGCAGTGTCAGCAACCTCGACTGGAGCAAGGCCGTCTGGTTGAATATTGTGTGGCGACCCTCTGAATAAAGCCTCAAGCCTGACCCAGTCTTTTTGATTATATAATTGATTTATGTGCGGACTGAATCCCTTGAATTTATACGCATCAGCAGATGCGTAGTCCTTGTCGAATAGCCAGTTAGCCAGTGTTCTTGCTCTAATTGACTTAAATGCACTATTTACGGTTTTCGTTTGGTCTTTAATTGCCTTGTCATACGAACTGGCCGCATTGGGATATGAAGCCCCAATAAGGTCATGGCACATGCTAACAGAGTGCTCCCTTAAGAAAATATGACCAAGTCTTCTAAACTCCCTTATGGTTTCAACAGGGACTGGGTAGAAAGCCTCTACTCTGACCGTTGATTGTGCCATTACTGGTTAGAGGCGATGACATACACATCAATCCAAGGGCTTGGAGGGCGTATGGTGGTCTGTTTGATTGTATACTTGGCTCCGTATATGGTCATAACCTCCCCGTTGACTGGAGGCGTTACAGCGTATGTAGAGCCAGCCACCGCCAGCAGTCTAACCCTGTATCCAGATGTGTAGACGAAACCGCCATCCTCAAGGTTCTGCTCAATGGGGTTTCTATCCACCAGTGCAACTACATTTATGCCTCTGAATGTGATTGACCTTCCAAATTCACTTAAGAACTGGCTACCGTCTGCTGATATCTCATCCCATAAGGACATAAAAAAGGGTGGCGTTTCCGCCACCCCTTGTTTAGTGTCTACCTGCTAATTAGATGCTCCTGTTATACCAGACAACACCGCCCATACCATCGTGCTTTCCGTATATTTCCTTCGATTCCCATCTTCGGAGACTCGTAGTATCTGTTGTTCTTTCTCTGTACACGCTGAAGAATCCTCCTGCGTTGTTCGGGATTGGCTTACCGTCATACGACCAATATGCAATGGTTCCAGACTTGAACGAAACCTTATTGGGAGGAGAAGAGTAACATGTGGAAGCATTATTGTCTTCATCGTCATCCTCTGGGCATGGGTCAGTTGCGTTTACCTTTGGCCCATTAGAAATCTTTCTGTTTTTCCATCTTTGTCCCGTGGTTATCCCCTTTGTCGTAGCGGCAGTCACGGAGGCTCCAATTTTCCATCCTGCGGCAACGCCATCAAGAGGGATTTGAACATGTCTATATCCGCTTCCGTTAATGCCATTCCCGTCAGAAGATGTGCAAACTGAGCCAACAAATCTTCCTGCATTAGTCGTGCGGTATTCTCCCTTTGGGGGATTATTGCACTCAGTTTCTGGGAATTCTGGCTCTTCGTAGTTCGTGTCGCCAGACCTTGAGCCATCCCACTCAGACTCTTGACCCTCTGGGTCTTCTCCAGTTGAGCCAGAGTTTGTAGACTCTACTCTGATTGTAAATCCACCAGTTGAGTTAGCAGTCATAATCAGCAAGGCATCTTCGCTTCCTTCTAAATACTTAGAACCCATGAAATCTCCGTCTTGATACTTGAATTCAGTTCTTGGGGGAGTGAATGCAGTACCGCAATATCCATCATGGATTTCGTCTTGAACGGTCACTGTAGCGGCATACATGTACTCCCCCCACTGTGGGTCTGTTCCAATTGTCATTTGGTCGTCCGTTTCTACCGTGTTAATGATTATTCCAGCCTTCGTGCAACCAGTTACTGGGTCAATATCTGGGTCTTCTGGTTCTGGGTTTTGGTCCTTTGCCTCTCTGTAAATGTCTCCTTGGAGGTCTGGTCCAGCAGTTTTGTACCAATATTGTTCATCCTCGTACACAACGGTTCCAAGTGGAAGATACTCATTTCTTGTTCTTTCCTCTTCCGAGCATTCACCGTCTGCAACTATTTCAACATATTCATCTCCAACCGTAACCTCCATGCTTGCTAAGTGACTTCCGTAGCCACTAAGAGCCTTCTTGATTGGACTCGTGGATACTTGACTATAAAAATAGCCATCTGGGTCGCAGTTTGTGTTGGGATTGAAAGGTCTGCTTGTATACCAGCCTTCACCGTCTGAAAGATATTCCGTTTCGCCCTTAACTAAAATAGAAACTCCTGCATTAACCCAAAGGGTGAATTCGGTTTGAGTTGGTGGATTAAACTGCGTACCGTCATAAGTCTTTCTGACAGTCTTAAGGCCAAGCGTAACAGTGTCTCCTTCAATTACAGTTGTAATTGGCTCTGGAGGCATGTCCTCGTACTCGTCCTTGTCGGGCCACAGTTTTGTAATAACTGGAGTTTGGAACAATCCAGCACCATCGTGCTTGATGATGATTCTTTTGTTTGAAAAAGTTATGTCAGCCGCAACAGTGTTTATCTGATTGTATTCCCATCCAATAAACTTTCTAACCTTATTGAATGAAGTGTCGTAAACTTCATACAACTTTTCTCCAATTACAAAATATCCAGTTTGAACAGTTTCAATTACTTTAAATGCTGACTCAACCGTAAACTGCGTTGCCTTTAGAACTTCTTCCTTGACGGTCGTTGGCGTTCCTGTTGCCCCAGCGATAGTTGGGGTTTGAACTGGCTGTGCGATTAATTGCTTTTCGACATTTTGGACAAGCGGCTGTTCGTTGTTACCAGCAAACTTTGTTGGGATTGGACGCTCAAAGTAGTACGCACGAAAGCCATCTTCAAGTGCTTTCTTGTAGTACTTTTCGGCAAGGGCTTTTTCATAAAAAGCCTTTGTCATATTAACAGTTTGTCCGCCTTCCGTGACGGTAATGATTACGATAGAATAGTCTGGATAAGGCACACTATGGCCCTCTGTCAACTTTATTCTAAATCCGCAATACCTTCAGAAACCCTTGAAGGCTTCTTTATGGCCTTAGCGGCCTTAACATCCTGCTCGTCAACCACGGGTGCATTACCGCCCCCTGTGGATTCTGTTAATTGCTTTCTTGACTCTTCAGACCTGCAACGCTTGTCCGCCCGTGGCGACATAAACAGGTAAGCCTCAATCCCGTCCGCTCTGGCCTTAACAAATGCATCGATTCCCCTTTGTGCGTTTAACTTGTCGTAAACCGTTGAGGACGGAGTTCCGTCCTTTTTGATGGTGATTAAGATGGAAAATTTTCTCTTCATATGTTTTATGATGTGGGTGATTTTGTGTATGTCAAGCGTTAAGTTGCTGGGTATGGCTGTGTACTATTCGTAGTGTGTTTTGTTGGATTTGGCTTTTCGTAAAGAAAAACACGCTTTCCAGCATTCAACCCAGACATGTATGCACGATTTGCTTCCAGAGTCGATTGGTAAATCTTAGTTTCAGCCGTAGTAACTCCATTTACTGTTGTCTCAACAATAACGATTGAATAAAAGGGATAAGCCATTTAGCCTTGAAGATTGTCAACTAAAACAAAAAACCCCCATTTCTGGGGGTCTTGTTTTGCTAATCTTCTTAAGATTAAGAAGCGATAATCTTGGCGAGCGTTCCGACAGAACCCTTCTGAACTCCGTACAGGATGCTCATTGAGAGTTTCTGCTTGCCCGAATCACCGTCATACCATTCACGGACTTGGACGGTGAGGCCAGACTTTTCGTCTGTGGCCGAGGCGACATTGCCGTACCAGTTGGTGGGCAGAGCGGGCTGGCGAGTAGCGATGATGATGGACTCTGATGTGCAAGCGATGCCCTTCATGTTGGCAACAGCACCAGAGGGGAAGGCCGCATACTGATTGACTTCAAAGCCGTGGATGCGAGGCAGAAGATTTTCAGTAAGAGGAGCGTTAGTACCCGAAGCATACTGCTGTTGGATAGCAGGGTCAGTAGCCAGAGAGGAGTAGAGCGAAGGCTTGACGATAAGGATTCGTCCCTGTTGAGGAACATATCGGTTCGTGAAGGCTTCCGAGATGCGAGCAACGGCATCGGCATCGAATGCAAGAGCATCGCCATCGTAGACATAACCACGGTTACCAACAGGACCAGCGGTCAGTTCTGGGTAGTTGGTTTCATTGACGAGGGCAAAGATATCGTCAAGGACGGCCTTGGAGACGGCCCAAGCGGCAGGACGGATGAAGGTTCTGCGGAGAACTTCATAACCACCGAGAGCGACTTCGCCATCAGAGAAGCCCATCACGAAACCCTTATGCTTGTTCAGCGTGATTTGGCGGGCTTCGGATGTAACATCGCTAACAGCATAGCCGTCAGCACCAATGTCGGTAATCGACTCCACACGGGAGGCGATACGGGTCGTGACGGTTTCGCCACGGGTAGCGATTTCGCCACCAAAGTTCGTAGTGAACTTCGAGATTAAAGGGAATTCGGCAAGAAGCGTTGTAAGCGAGTCTTGGGCGATGAGATTGAGGTTAATACCCCCGATTGAGTTGTCTCCAAATGGCATAATTTATTGTTATATATTAAGGTTCCTTTTTGGAGGCTGTCAACCGTATCAAACAAAAGAGCCCCTTTCGGGGCTCTGTTTTTGGCTTATTTACCGCCTTGGTTTTTTCTGCGTTCCTTAATCTGTCGCATAACCTCTGCCGCCCTGTCCTGTGTTTCCTTCTTCTTTCTGTCCGCTTCCTGTCTCTGTTGGGCGATTTCTCTATCAATTCTTTCGCCCTGTTGGCGTAACTTTTCCCGAGCGGACTCTAACTGTCTTTCTGCCGCATCCTCTTCCCTTTTGTTTCGCTTTGGAGCCTTTGGAGCCTTTTCTCTCTTTTCAACACGCTTCTTTGTACGCTGTGCGGTTGAGTCGTTTGTGCTTCTGCGAGCCTTGGGCGTAGCCTTCTTTGGAGTCGTCTTCTTCTTGGCAACAGGAGCCTTGCGTCTAGCCTTGGGCTTATTAGCCTTCTTTGCTCTCAACTTTGCGGCATTATCTCTTGCCGTCTGTCTGGCCTTTTTAAGTTTCTTATTGGTAGCCGCAGTCTTCTTCTTGGATTCCGCTCTACGCTTTGCGTAAGCCGCTTGCTTCTTGCTGACTAAAGGCTTGCCTTGCAAGACCTTCTGCTTGTTGCGATTGGCAACCCGAGCACCTCTGGCAGTGCCATCCGAAGGGGTGTTGAAGGAAGCAGGAATGACAACACGCTTGCCACCCTTACGAGCACCACCACTGGAGACTTCGTCATCATTGTATCTGCGAACCGTTCCTCCCTTAAGTTTTTGGCCTTCTTGGTAAGGACCATAGTCAGAAAACTGCTGAACCCCAGGTTTCATCGTGCCTCTGCGTGTTCCGAGAAGTTCGTCTCTATTGTCTTCAGTAACCTTTGTTCTGGTGATTGAGCCGTCTTCGTTCTGAACGGCAATGATATCTCCGTTCTTAACATACTCTTCGGCTTCTCCGTATCCAATTTCGCCAGTTTCCTTACCTGCCGTGCCGAAGTTCGACTCACCAGTGTAAAGCATTCCAGCCTTGCCTTGGCGACGAAGTTCTGCGTTATACGCACGGGCTTTGCCCGCAGGGGTTAGCGAGCCGTCAGCCGCTTTATAGAATGTTCTTCCTGCCATGTTTTTGTTGTATTATAGTTGGGTTGTGCCATGAATATGCATGGCTCATCCCGCTTGTCAAGCGGTAATTAAGACCGCTTGGAACGGAGGACAGAAGAGGCGTGACGCTCGATGATTTGCTTGTTGTCGAGGTAGAACTTACGCTGTTCAACACCCTTGAGGGTTTCAAACTTCTTGTAAATGTCAGAGTCGGTTTCAGCGACAGGAGCCGTATCAACGGAGATTGCAACAGCCTCTGTCCCGTGGTTGGACACGATTTGAGCGGCCTTCTCTTCAACGGTCTTGGCAGACTTTTCGATGGTATTGACCTTGCTCATCAGCATTTCAAACTTTTCTTCAAGAGCCTTATACTTGGTGACCGCTTCTTCCTTGGCTCTGACCTCCATAGCCATGGTGGCTCTGGTGGAGTTGAGTTCTTCTTCGAGGGCGGCTGGCTTGGTGGCTGTCAAGGAAGCAAACTTTTTAGCAATCGCTTCAATCTTGGCATCAATGCTGTCGTCAACGACTTCAGCAACTGCGGCAGAAACTGACGCAGGAGTCTCGGCAGAGGCGACTGGTTCAACTTCTGCTTCCGAGGCTTGTGTTTCTGGGGTTGTTTCTTCGGCATTCTTTGGCTTTCCAAGTGGGTTTTCCTTGTGACGCTTTTGGTTGGGCTTGGCGAGGACGGTTTGGTTCTTGTTGATACCACCGAGGTCGTTGGCGGCATCTGGGCCGTCAACAGGCAACTTCTGCTCTGGAGGCATCTTCTTTGCCTTGGGCTCCTTTTCTTCGCCTTCATTCTCTTCTTCGTCTTCGTCATCGCAATCCTTCTTAGCCATCAACTTCTTTTCGTCCTTCATTTCTTCTTCGTCTTCCTTGAGATGCTCCTTCTTGTCCTTCTTGACCTGCTTCTTCTTCTTTTCTTCGTCATCTTCCATTTCTTCTTCCTGCTTCTTGATAGAGGCGGGTTCGGACTTTTCGTGCTTGGATTCGTCTTCGTCAACGCCTTCGGTCTTGGGGGCGAACATCTTGGAGTACTGGGCTTCCATGGCTTCAACCTTAGCACCAGTTGCCTTGTGGTAGTCCTTGATGTTGTTGTCCATCTCAAGAACCTTCTTCATGGCATCAGAGAGGCTCTCTTCCATCTTTCTCATACGCTCGGTATAAGTGTTGTTTTCTCCAGCAAATGTAGCGAACTTTTCGTCAAACGCCTTGGCTTGAGATTCCTGCGATTCGAGGAGTTGCTTGAGGAGATTATCAATGGATTTGCTCATGTTTTAGTAGTGTGCTTATTGTTGAGTTATTGTCAACCGAAAAGGGCTCGGTTGCGTATAAATTAGAGGCCGTTTCTTGCCATCAATTTAGATGTGACTTGGGAGTGAGCCATGTTCCTGTTCGCCTTAATCATGTCCTTGGCTTGCTTCCACTCATCAACGAGGGAGGTAGCCATGCCAATCCGAACGGCTTCGTCCCCGTAGAACGACTGGCCTTGGAGGTTCTCTTCTTCCACGAAGGCACGAACTGACTTAACATCTCTGATAAAGCGTCTGTGCAGTTCAATCACCTCGTCTTGAAGACGCTGGAACTGGAGTGCGGTAAGGGGGAGGTGTTCAACGCCAGCGGCCTTGTAGTCGCCAGACTTAATGACAGTAATCTTAACCCCATCCTTCTCGTACTTATCGCTTAAATCCTTGAGGGTAAGGTAGATGCCAACGGCTCCAATGCTTGAGGAAGGGGTGACCATAAGGCGGTCGCACTGAGAAGCCAGCCAGTATGCGGCTGAACCGCAATCGCCCTCGCAATAAGCAGTCGTAGCCTTGGGATAGTTTCTAATCTTCTTGGCAATTTCTTCAAGGCCAGTTGTCGAGCCACCGCCAGAATCAAACTTAAATACAACATCCTTCACATCTTCACGCTTTTCCCAAGCGTCAAGTGTGCAAGCAATGTCGCAAAGGTCGGTGCATCCAAGCATACGCTCAACCTTAGTCAAGCCCTTGCCGATTACGCCCTTCACATCAATGTATCCGATGTTATCATCAACCTTTGGCTCAAGGAGTTCTTGGAAGAAGTTCTCCAACTCTCCGCTTGAAGGGGAGTCATCGTCATCTCCCCAAGGAGAGCCAGCCCTTGACTTGCGACCACGCTTTTCGGTCTTATTGATATATTTGTCGGTCCATGCCGACATGTGGTAAGCAATATCTGGATTAGATAAGATTATATTTGCATTATCCAAGAAGGCTTGAGCCTTCAGTGGGTCGATGAGCATTGGTCGCCCAGCGGAGATTGCGTAACATAAGTCGTTTCTAATCATAAGTTTATTATCCGTTGTAAGAATTGTCAATCGGCTTTGAGCGGCCTTGGTTCTGCTTCGGCAAAGCCTCAACAGGATTCTCATTCCTTTCAATTGGAGAGACACCCTTTGAAACATCTGGGGGTGCTGTTTCTGGCTCAAGTTCGCCAACGGTATCCTTAATGTCCTCGTAAGCAAGACCCTCCTCAACAAGAGGATTTCTTGTGCTCTGTTCTGGGAGCGGATTGCCATCCTCGTCAACTTGAGGCTGGTTCTTGTTTCCGTTCATGCCCTCCATTCCTCCCTGCGGAGAGAATCTGAAGAGGTCATCACGATTGAGGCCAGTGTCCTTAGCCAACTTCTCAAGGAACAGGAAGTTCTTGGCTCTCTTACGCATGGTCTTTTCGTATTGATAACCTCTGGCCGCAAAGTCATCCTCAATGGTCGTTCTTCCCATTTCAAGGTCGGCTCGGTCAGAGACTGCGTCTCTTCCAGCATCAACAGTGACTGAGCGTGGGGTCATCCACTCAACCTTCCACCAGTTTCGGGCAGAGGGAAGGTCTCCACGGTTAATCTTAGTTCCGAGCCAATACTGGAAGTAAGGATTGAGGAACCGTTTGATAATTATATGCTGTCTATGCGTGAAATATCGTCCAGCCTTGGCAACGACAAGGCGGACAGATGCACCACCAGCCTTGGTTGGGTCAGCCAAGAACTCGAATGGTAGTGAGCCGAGGCATGAGTCTCTGCGAAGGTGCTCAATGAATCCAGTAAAGGCAGTCGTTGGGCGAGCAGATTGATGAGAGACAAGTTCCTCGTTTGGCTGAAGGACGGCAGTGACCCCACCAAGGATACGATTCATTTCAAGCGTATTAGTTGGCGTATTGCTCGTATTTGGAACTCCAAGACCAATGTCTCCATTGTCTGGACCAAGGTCGTTTGTCTTTAAAATACGGCTGATTCTGGCATTGTCCTTGGCGGCAACCTTCTCCATGGACAGCAGGTCCATTTCATCACGCAAATTGGTAATAGCATGCTGATGAGGGGGGTAGGCTCTTGAAGCAGATGCGTGTGTCGGATTGTAGACATGCATCATGGCGGACGCTGGAACTGGGGTAAACTCCCCATTCGACTGCTTAACATAGTAAACAGTTGGAACGCCAAACTTATTATACTTAATTCCGTCATTTATAGACGGGTCAGAGACAAGGTTAAAAGGTGTCTCAACTCTATGAGTCTCAACGATTTGGAACTTTGGAATTCCGTTTCTTTTTGCTTTAATTAAGAAGATTTCACCATCTCTATCAAGTGCTTCGCAGATGATATAGAGGGATTCGAGCATCGAAAACCTTCCCGTTACCTCTGGGCTGTCGCATTCTTGGTCCCATTCGGCCTCAACAAGCGATTGCCAATCGAAATCGCCACCGTTACATTGCATCATTATTCCATCTCCGATGGAATAAATTGCAGTATCCGAGATAATTTGACGGAATAAACCGTTATTTTTCTCAAGCCAGCGGGAAAGGCGAACCATTTCCCTTCTAACTGAGTCGGTTAATTCTAATCTAAAATCGGTCGGTGCGGGAGCATCGACTCGAGTTCTATGAACAGACTGACGGGCGGATTCCCACGCACCCATGTACGCCTTTGGGCGTAGAGCGTTTGAGATAGCCAGTCTGGCTCTGTCAAAGAAACTTATTGGTTTTGGTGTATTGCTCATCTATCGACTTGTCTGTTGTAATTGGTTCTGAGTCCTCGGACTCGTCCATCTAGACTTCTAAGGGCATATTTTGCCTCATTTAGCATGTCTTGTGGTGGCATTGCGAACTGCTTACTTGCATTGGTGACTCCGTCACCATAAGACATAATTGTCTTACCTTCAAGGATTAATGCAACAGCCTTATCCCTCAATTGCTCGATTGTAGCACGGGGTAAACCGACAAAGATTCCGATTGCTGGTTGGGCCATAATGTTTGCCCAATGTCAACAATAATCTTAGTTTTTGTCGCTTTTCTTCTTCAAGACCTCTCCGTAAACTTTTTCAAGTTTATTTCTAATTTCCTGTCTTTTCTTCTCGGAAACCTCAAACGGAGCGTTATTGGGGAGTCCGTCTACGGTGACTGACTTTTCCCTTTTTTGTGGCTTTTTGTTTTGACTCATAATCGTATTATACAGGTGGAAGTGGTTTTGTCAAGGCTCTTTTGTCAAGAAGGTCTTCAAATCCTTTTCTTGGCGTAAATGTATAAGAAAGTCCCTTTTTCTGAGCCCAAGAAGATACAATTCTAAAATGCTCTATTGAGTGAGCCCGTCCGAAAGTGCCATTTCTAAACGACCCTCTTATCGCAGAGTATTTGTTCATAAGTTCTGATGATACTGCATGGAACTCGGTTTGCAGTTGCTTAATCTCTTTTAATGAAATCTTAACACGCTTATCTCGCTTGAGCGTATAAGTACCCTCCCGTCCAGTTGCTGTTATCTCTTTTAAAGCCTCTCGTCTAAACGAAAGAATATCTCCTGCATACCGTTTGTTTTCCATCATTTGATATATGCTCAAGCCCCCACCAAGCCTTGTATATGGATTTGTCGGGTGATTATGCAGGAATGTACCATTGGCTTCCATGCCCTCAACTGACCACGCTCCAACGGAATTTACAGTTCCAATGTTGTAGCCAATAAATCTATCATTCTTGTCAAATATAGCACAGTATTCAACTTCTTTTGAGTGAAACTCTTCAAGCAATTTTTCACGATTCCACTTGCTTGACTTGTTGTGCAAGTCGCTTATCTTAAGTCCATCCTTTTCGTCTAAATAAGCCCTCACTGCCATTACCATTGCGAAATCCCATGTGTCTGCTTTGCCCTTCTTAAGCATCTCAGCAAGTTGCTCTGGGGTGTATGTTTTCTTTAAATGCTCAATTATGGCCTGTCTACGCTGTGCGTTTGAGAATAGACCGTTTCTATCGTAGCCATCAATGCTTTTCATTATGATAGACGCTTCCGATGCCAAACGCTGTAGTTGCAGTTCAGTTGGCTCAAGGACTCTTCGTCCGTTTTCTATCTTGTATGTTCTTCCGCCCATTGTTTTTAAAAGTTAATAGATGCCGTTAAGACTTATGACCCACCGCTGGGTTTGAGCATTTCTGTTTCAAGAATCTTCGGCCATCTAAAGTGAAATGATGGTTGGTGGATTTAATCGAGGATAATACGGGGAATCATCAGAACAACCCACCAACATTTCTGCTGGGAAACCTCTTGTGCCGTTGCCGTACACAATCACCACCAAACCATCACATAACCAATGATGCACCTTTCAAGTCCGAATGCAAGCGGAAACTTTTAGTTGCTGTCTGGGTTCATGGTCTCCTCGACCTTATCCTGCTTACCCTCCTCTGGAGGGGTAAGCGTTTCAGATTGTGTAGTGAGTTCCTTTGGTACGCTCAGAAGGCCGAACGCCGCCGCTGGGACAAGTTGCATGACCTCGCAGTCCCACAAGTGATTATGTCTGTTGCCAATACGCTTCCACTCTGGCTTTCCGCTAGAGTTCATCACACGGGCCTCAGACTCCATCTGCTCGATGTAATCCTGTCCGCAGTCTGACGGGCAGGTGTGACGGCCAGTCTTGCGTAGACGGCTAAGTTGGTCCTTGAGGGCCAAATTAGAGAAGTGGTGCACTCGCACAACCCCAGTTCCTGCATTGACAAGGCGAGCAGGTGCGTATGTCTTGTTAATGGTTCTCATCCCGCCAGCGGTCTGAACCTTCCACGGAAACTCGCCTCGCTGGTCACCACGAAGGGCGGTAAAACCAAAGATGCCACAGTTTCTGATAACATCGTCAAATTGGTCACCACAGTCAACATAGACCAGAGCCTTGTGCACTCCATTTGCCTTTGCGTAATCATCCACATCATTCCAAGTAGACTGGAACTTCCAACGCTTCATTCGGCTAGTCCCACCCTCGGCCCAAGAACGGATTAAGCAGTAGAATCCAGTTCTTTGCACATCGACAGTCATAAACCTTGTGGGAATCTGGTCTTTTATTTCCTTGTCAGTATTGACCTTCTTTGTGGCTGGGTTAATTAACGCCTCAAGTTCCCATTCGTCTCCCTGCTTGTAGTCTCCAATAGACTGGAGGGTGTCAAACGCATCTGGGGCATCTGACCAGAACTCCGCCAACTGCTTCTGCTTAAAAATACGCATTGGGCCCGAGTCGCCATTTAAATCTAAAATTAGTTTTGCACGAATGAAGGACTCAGCCGCACCACCCCATGAGCGAGCCGCAAGGCAATTCCATGTGTAGCCAGCATTATACTCAGCCGCAGTTGGATTGGTCACCGCATAATACCCCTGCTGGTTCATCTCGTCTCGGTTAGCCCTGCTATCTCTGAATTGGTGCTTACACCCCGCACATTCGTAAGTGGTGTCGGTTCTGATTTTGTTAAAATCATACTCCCCCTCAAACACCATGGCATCCACGGGTAGGCGTATCTGCTCCCACTTCCACTCCTGCCCATGGTTGCATCGGGGGCACTTAAACGACCACACACGCTTATCGGTCGTATTCCAGACCTCCTCGGTCTCATCTCCTTGGTGGCCTCCCTGTGACATGAAAATACGCTTTCCAAGCCACCCGAATGAGGTAACACGGGCCGTACACTCGGCCAAGTGGCCTTTTGGGTAGAGCCAAGTCTCGTCAGCCACCAGCCATCTTATGGAGCGTCTCTGGAGGTTCTTTTCATTGAACGCCCCCAGACACCAAAGCGTCATGTCGTTGGTCTGGACGGTATTGGATTTAGCCTTCTCCTCCCCCTTGTTTAACTTGCCCATGACCTGCGGGACATTCTCCCACAGCACCCGAAGACGGGTCTTCATCCAGTCAGCCGCATTTGCATCCGTATCGTTAAGATAAAGTGTCGGGGCTGGCTGTCTGGCTAAAATATAGCAACTCAACATCTCAGCCGCAAGCGACTTGCCAGACTGAATCGGGGCAATAATCTGAGTTAGTCTTTTCTCTGGGTCGGCAAACGAACGGAGTGGCTCTGCGAGCCACGGAGTCTCCTTGACTCGAAAGCCAGCGGGCATCGGGGAGAACGGAATAGACCGAATGTTGTTCTCAAGCCACGACACGATATCGCCACCCTCGTCTGGCTTGAACACCCGCCTCATGCGAGCCTCAAGCGAGTCGATAAGTTTAATCTTTGGCTCTGTGTCTATCATAGAAAACGAATGGTCTCAACCGTCTCAATAAAACGCACCCCTTCATCAATCCCGTCAAGGATTACGAAAGATTTATATTCCTGCTCAACCTTGGTTGTATCTTGCAAGAGCACAATGCGGTCTTTATCCACCCAAGTTTCAATTACCATATTCTCTGGTCTTCCAGAGTCCTCTTTGGGAAGGAACATATTTAACTTTATAAAATTACTCATTGGGCTCCTCCTTAATCTCGTCAAGATTCTCAACCACTTCCGCATCCCCATCGCCCAGTGCAACTGCCGCACTACGCTCCGACTCGGGTATCTCTGGCATCTCAACATCTGGCAATGGCTTAACCGCAATGTCGCTTAATTCAACCTTCGGATTGTACTCCGAAATCTTGCGGAACACATCGTCTCGAAACTCTCTAAACGCCTTCAATGCCTTCGGGGGATTGTCGGGATTAGCCTGTGGTGCAACCGTCAGTTCGGCTCGCTCAATCAACGCCCGCAACTCGCCCAAAATCTTCCCAAACCGTTGCCCAGCCTCGTCAGCATCCACCAACCGCCCTTGCTCCTGCAACCGTATATGACGCTCCCTCTCCAGTCGGAGCAGGGTGGCTATCGCTCGGTCATAGTTTCCGTAAAGTTTACTTTGGCTCGGGTCACCACTTGCCACCGCTTGCTCAAAGGTGCTTCTCGTCATCTCAACCAACGCCATCTGCTGGTTGATTCTCGTGTCCATCTCGCTGTCCCCTGTCGAGTTACTAACACTCGCAAGTATCTCGTCCAGTCGAGCCAAGTTCAACGGCTGAACGGGAACTGAAATGTGACCAGCAACCTCGTTGTCCGTCTTACGCTTCTCCCTCCATGCCTTAGCCGCTTCAACGCTATCAACTGGCATCCCTTGTTGAGCCAATTGCGTAACCCGAACCCGTGAAATTCCCAACTCCTTACCCAAATCTTCGTGAGTTAATGACATAATGTTGCGTTATATGTGATTTTACCGCAGTATTACCGAGTTTTGGCTGAACGCCCCTTCTATTAACCCAGCGGGGGCGGGGGTGGAATAATAGATTCCTTTGACGGGGGGTGGGGTGGGTGGCATGGCATTAATCCACACTGAGTATGATGTGTGAGGCACGGTGTTTGTGTAATGGAATTGGGCTTGTGGGCGTGTTGTGTGTTCGTCTGACACGATGATTGCATCTGCGTGTACAATGCCCCCTTGGGGCATTTGTGATGGCATTACGCCATCAATGACATGTATAGTGTCAATGTAAGTTACTGTGTGCATTATGTAATAGAATGTAATAGCAAAGTCAAGCGAGCAGAGGGGGGGGCGGGGGGGGTCACTTGCGAGGCCGACCACGGGGGCGGGGGGGGAGGGGGGGCTCTTCATCTGCCTCATCATTTGTATCTCTGTTTGCGTTTACTTTCTTCCACGCTTTAGCATATGCTTTGCATGCCTCCTCTGACCTCATGTACTGTGATGGTGTGAGGTTAAACAGTTGCTGTATACGCTTGACCTTCTTGGACACGAACTGTCTACTACATCCCTTGATGCGTGATAGTTCTGTCTCTGTGGGTGGGTCGCCCATGCCAAATGCTATGAGGATACAGCGGGCTTGGAATAGCACCTCTGGGGACTCGGATAACTGCATCGCCATAACGACCCTTCTGACGATGGTCTCCACATCGTCTTGGTCAAACATGCGTTTCGGGGCGGGAGGGGGTTCGTCAAAAGCGTTGTCTTCCGTGAAGCCAAAAGCGGTGTGATTTGGCTGAACCTCAAAAATGTAGTTAGAATCCAGAGTGCCTTGGGGGTTCATCGGCTCTGGAAGGCCGATTTTTTGCTCTTTTGAGAGCGTATTGTACCACTTGCTGTAAACATCATCGCCATTTTCACCACTTGAAGATTTTGCGTTTTGCGAAAAATCGTTTTCCGACATAGCATTGTCCTTCAAATGCTTGGGGTGAAATTGTCGTTGTTTCATTTTTATGGGCTTGACATGCTTGGTACGCAAGCATATATATAGATATATAATACGGAAGTCAAGCAAGAATGAAGCCTTTCGGCTTCCTTTCTCTTTGAGTTTCAAATCTTTGCAAATCTTTTGAAATATTATCAAAAGTTGTGTTCATTTCTGTTTGCTTGGTCTAGGATTGAAATGGATTAGCGTCTATACTTCACCCCGACCCAGCATTGAGAGCGATTGTCCCATATGATGATGGGATTGGACGAGGACAGTCGGATAAGGTGAGCGACCACATCCACAGCCGTAGCCATACCAACCCTCATCCTCTCCATCGTTAGAGCCACCAGAGGGCTCTGGATGGGGTCTGCGAGGTGTTGGGTGGGCTCTATGTCCACCATCTTGTTGAGGTCAGCCAAAGAGAAGTTAGCCATGGTGTTCTCGTCATTGAGTTCCCACAGGATACGACCCTCGGCATGTCTAAGATTGAGCATGACGGTGGACTTCCCGTCCTTGTCCTTAAGGCCAGCCCGCTTGCCACGCTTGGTCAGCACCAGTTCAAAGAATGGCTTCATCTTGTCGGTTCTCCGAAGCACGGCAACCTCTCGACTCCAGTTTACTAACTCAGAACTTCCCAGACCGCTGTATGCGAGGTCAGAGATGGAGGCCGCTGATGCGTCCTCCTTTGCTTTTGGTTTGCCAGTGTGGTGAAGCCAAATCCAGACGACCTTGGTTTCAAGGAGGACGGGCTGAATCCAGTTGCGGAGGAACTGAGACGCATACGCTTGGTTAGACACATCCCCACCTGCGAAGGAGAGGAGAGGGTCTGCGAAGAAGAAGTCTGCATTGTTATGGACGATGAGTTTGCGGGCTTGCTTCACAAACGCTTCCCCAACCTTGACGGACTCACGATAGAACTTTATATTTGAACGAAGTAGAGTCTTCTCTTCATCACTCAAGTCCATGGAGCCGACAATGCCCTTGAAGGCTTCGGCCAAGTCTCCCGTATCGTTCTCCGCTTGCATCACGATGCACTTGAACGGACGGGTGACCTCAATGGAGAAGAAGGGACGACCGATTGCCAGCATGATTGCCATTTGCATCAAGAAGGACGACTTGCCGATACCCGACTGACCGATGATGGACAGAGAGCCCCCTTGACATAGCCAACGGTTTCCCAATACGGTAGTGGGGTCGTTCTCCGTATTGTAGTTCTCCAAGTCATCTACGGTGATTTCGTCTGGGACTTCACTGGACTCAAGATAAGAGACCCAGTTGTCCCAAGAGTCAGCCCCGACATTGAGAGCCACAATCCTCTGCTCCTTCTCGCCACGATACACGCCACCGAGACGAGACCAGCGAGAGGGGTTCTTGGTCATCTCGTCTGGTTCGTAGTCGGAGAGGTAGTCGAACACCGCCTGTCTGCGGAGTCGCCATTCATTTGAGTCCTTGGCATCGACACGCACCCAAGCATGCAGGGACTTGCCTCCCGAGTCGATGATTGCACCGATGGGGAGGTTGGACTGTTTGAAGATTGCGAACTGCTCCTCCTTTGGGCGAGTGTCGAACTCGACAAGGACATAGCGATGGATTGAGACAGAGTCGTCTCGACCAGAGTAGTCACCCTCAAGGATTGGGTTGATGCGGATGTACGCACCTTGTGGCTTGTTCTTATAAAGTTCGTTGTCGGACGGAGACGAGCCGAAGTAACGGTCAAGCCACCATTGGACGGTTTGGAATGTTCCCTTGGAGGCGGGGAACCAGCGACCATCTTCATCCTGCCCTGCCTCGTTAGTAATGCAGACAATCTCCTCTGGCTTGAAGCAGTTGAGGAGCAGTTGCTCTGTCGTGAAGGACTCCGTCTCGGGGACATGACGAGCGTTAGCCAGATTGACCTTGAACTTGCCAGATTGAGTAACGGTCTGGCTCGGGAGCATCCTGCGAGGCTCAAGGTTTGCATTGTCATCCAGCATCCAGCCACGGGGCTTGGAGTGGGGGGTGTTGTATGCGTCCTTAATCTTATGCTTCAACTCACGGTCACTCCAAGGAGGGGTGCACTTGAGATTGTAAGCAGACATAAGAGCAGTCGTCTCAACCTCTGCCAGATTAAAGCCGTGTGCTAACGCAACGGCTAAAGCAAAGGTTTGAGAGTGACCGCCCGAACCAGCGATTGCTGGTGGCATGGCGGAAGCATATCGACTTGCCCGCTCATAAGGAGATAGTGGTGGCATTTTTGTGGTGTCCGCACATAATGCCCAACCACTTCCTTAAGTCAAGACAGAAACACTTACAGGAACAAGTCTCTGCTGTCTTCCTTCGCCTTAGCCTCACGCTGACGCTTCATCTTGCAAGCGAATAGCGAAGAGTCAGAAACCGCATCATTAAACAGTTTCCGAGACCACCGCCAAGCAGACTTTGTAAACGCAGGGGGAAGGTTGTATCTCAGCCCCCAAAGACTAATGCTGTCAGACTTTTCTTTATAGAATAAGGCATCATCAATAGACTGCTTATCAACCCACTTGTAGACTCCGACCCAAACATTAACTTCATTCAGTTCAATGTTCTTAAATACAATAACGACCTTTACCGTGTCTTCGGTAAAGTCGGTTGTAATTCTGGCTTCATACATTTCGCCAGACTCTTCATCTTGACCTCTAAGAACCTTAAGTCCTTCTTCATCAAGGTGAAACAAATCCCAGCCATGCGGATTGCGTTCCTGTTCAACGGGGTCACGCTCAGAGTGATGTTCAAAAGGGTCGGTCATCTTCAGACGACTCCTTTCTTGCTTGGAATGTCTTCTTTTGTGGATAAGAAGGAGAGCCGCCCTCTGCGTTCTTCTTGGCTTTCCATTCTTGGTAGTCGGCCTCCTTAATGGCTTCAGCGGTAATGCTGTCATCCGCACCATTGTAAACAAGTTGGTCTGGGGAAACCCAGATTTTCTCGCCTGTTTCGTGCTCTCCGTTGTATTCAACGGTTATGGCCTTGATGCCAAACTTGGTTTGGATGCCAGCCTTGATGACCAGAACCGTCTTTCCCGTAAACTTACCGCTTTTAACGGTGCAGATGTTCGAGAAAGCGAGGTCGTGGAGGGACTCGTTTTCGTTTTCGTATTCGCTCATATTATTGGTTGTGCAGGGTCATGTATGCAGGTTTCCCCGCCCTTTGCAAGAAGAAAGAAGCAATTGACAGTTATGACCCAATGTAGTACCCGCCATTGCCGTCAGCCACATAGAGTGTGACTATGGTCGTGCCAGTCGCATCGTCATAATATTCATTCATAACGATAACTCGGCCAGACTCGAAATATGTTTGGTTCAATACGCTGTCATAGACCCCGCAACTTCCGTCTGCGTATTCAACATACTCTTCGTCACCATGCCAATATAAGTTTCCGAGTTCTGAAATAAAAATCTGCATCTCTCTAAACCCACTGTTGCCTGTCGGCAGTCCACTTTCTGGACACGGCTCGCTATAACTCCAGTAGCACCCGTCATATGTCCAGCCAGTCTCTCCGCTGTGAAGCGTGGAGTCTTCGCAATCGCCACCGCAGTTTCCATTTCCCTCTGAATAGTATCCGCAACTTCCGTCATGGTAGTAATTATTGCACTCGTCATCGTATGCAAACTGTCCAGACGGGGGGCAACCGCCCCCAGTGTACTCCCCTTGATAGAATGAGCCAACTCCATCTGAGTAGTAGTTGTAATCGTTGCAGTTGCCGACTAACTGCCCAGATGAGTAATAATTGTTTCCGCTTTCAGAATAACTTCCGCAATTTCCGTCAGCGTAAACATTGTATGTGCTCTGTCCGACTATCCAACTGCCAGAGCATGGATTGCTTACATATATATCAGAACTGCTTGACTCATACGATGTTCCTGCTGAGTCACAGGCGGGTATTTCAACGGTGTAGTAACTTCCAGCACCGTCAGAGTAATAGTTGTAGTTTTCGTTAGAACCGTATGATGTTCCTTCTGGGGTATAATTCCACTCAGACCATTCACCGAATGTTTCATTGGCAAACTTTTCTCTTGTTCTTGTTCGGCTAACAACTTCTGTCCATCCAAGATTTAACTTTGTCTCTTCGCCTTCGTATCCAATAAGTTTTGCAACTGGGTACACATACCCAATTCCGTCTGAATAGAAATTAAACATCTCGTCATCCGTAACAAATGTATCAACTGGAATATATTCTGTCCCTGTTGTCTCTTCTGTTGTTCCGCAGTTGCCGTCAGCAACAACATTGAATGTTCTTGTTCCAATCTGATATTCTTGTCCAGAGATTGTCACCATGATTGGTGAACTGTTTGCTTGGTCTAGGATTGTTCCAGAAGGGTCGCAGGTTTCGTCTGGAACATGGTCTTCGTAGTATCCGCCCTCTCCGTCAGAGTAATAGTTGTAGTTGCCCTGTGAGCCGAGCAGTTCTCCCGATGGCACGAAGGTAAGAGCCGTGTTTGGCTGTGTAGTGCCACAGTCTCCATCAGCAACGATATTATATGTTGCGTTACCAACGATGTAGTAGACTCCGTTGATGTGGATGCCGAAGTCTGCGTTGAGACCAGTTTGCAGTATTGTGCCAAGAAGCGGGCACGGACCAAACCCGATGTTCTGTACTGTCGTAAAGGTCATCCCCTTGCTTCCTCCGCTGGTCAAGCCAGTGCTTGAGATGGGGGGTGCGGGTGGTGGTAGTATAACATTGTCAGTCCACTGGGCTGGGTGAGAGGCTGGCGTGTAGCCAGCCGCACCGATGAAGTTGATGAGTTGATAGACTTTCCCTTGGAACCGAACCTTTGCTCCAGTTCCATATGTCGTTCCATTGTCGTATTCTGGGACGGCCTCACTGCCGTCTCTCAATGACCAACTCTTCCTTGCTGACGGATACAGGAAAGCCACCCCGTCTGTCACGATTGCCTTATAAGCATCTCTGGCTTCAGCCATGGTAATGAACTGCTTTGCATAGCCACTCCCGTCCGCATTGACTACGATAATGAGAGTATGGTCTGGCCTGTAAGACATTATAATGTGACTTCTACTGGTGACGGATTGTCTACTGACGACTTTCTCTTGGTTGGAATAAAGTACATGTATGCGTCCTTGCCATCCGCAAGGGCTTGTCTGTATTCAAGGACACATTCCGTTGAGTCCTCAAACTGCTTCACCTTTATGGTGTCGTCAAGGTTTACTATAATTAAAGTAGAATACTTTTTGATGTACATGGACAAGGTGGCTATCGCCACCTTTGTTGAGTGTCTACCGTCATTGTTTCTTTCTCAAACGCTTCCGTTCTTATGAAATAAGTAAAAATATTATTGATGTATTTGTTTTTAGAGTCTTCGGGTAGGTGCGAAGCACGGTCGATTTCGGAAAATAGTGCTCGCATCGGATACCCCCTGCCGTAGTGTCATGGAGCAATGCGATACAACATCCGAAAGGGCGAAGGTTACATCCACTACATCATCGACACCCGCACCGACCGCAGGGTCAAGTTGGTCTATGGCTGGGAGATGGCTCTGAAGGTCTGCCGAGAATACAACCTCTTCTGGGCTGAGTTCAAGAAGACCAACTCGTAAGAACTAACGAGCCCCCACGGGGGCTCTTTTTTTTGACCTGCGAGGTAGGCCGTTGAGGGCATCAAATTGATATTGCACATGACCCCTCTCGCCCTCACTCTCATCTTATCAGCAACCCGCCACCCCTCCCGCACATGACCATCCTCGCCCTCGCCCTCGCCCTCGCTTACGCCCTCGCCCTCGGCTGGCTTCTCCGTAAGATGAAGACCACCCCTGCCCTCCGCTCCGACCGCTCCGACCGAGTGACCATCTTCGGAGACAACCGCTAACCCCTCTCACCCACCCACCCACCCACCCACGCACATGACCCACGCCACCGCCACCGCCACCGTTAAGACCGACTGGGACTCCCTCCCCCTCGGTGAAGACCTCTCCCACCTGTGCGGAGGTCGTAACAAGCACAAGACCGCCACCGAGGTGACCGACCTCGCCCCCTCGGGCGATGGCTGGAACATCCCCACCGCCTCGGCCATCCTCTCCGACCCCACCCTCGGCTAACCACCGAGGCAACCCCTCCAACCCCTCCAACCCTCCCACGCACATGACCACCGCCACCGCCCTCCCCGCCCTCCCGCCCGTCCTCCGCATCTCCCGCCCGACTCCTCTGACCACCGTCTGGTCTTATCTGGCCTCTGTCTCGGACGGAGACCGCATCGTCTTCCCCTGCGGTCTGCGGGTGACGGTCTCCGTCCGCAACCGCATGACCCTCGCCCTCATCATGGCGAAGCGAGGTCTCCGAGGCACGAAGCGAAACAGGTGAACGCCTGTTCACGGTGAACGAAAGTTCACTCTGCGGTAGGTGCGGCGGTGCGTAAATTTCGCCACCGAATTGTATCGCACAATGCGACCACATCGCCATGTTCATAGATGCCATGAAGAAGCCCCCCCAGCCCAAGAAGCCCAAGACCGCCAAGACCACCAAGCCCCTCACGGGCAAGGAACTCGCCAAGGAGGTGAACAAGTATCAAGGACTCGCCCGAGTCTCTCGGATGCTCGGCAACCTCTGGTCGTAAGAACTACGGAGCCCCTGCGGGGGCTCCCTTTTTCGCAATGCGGTAGGTCGGTTAATTGACCGAAATCAGTCGAATTATTTTCTGGTATCAGACCGTCAAATCGCTACATTCATCTTCGCACCCAATAAACGCCATGTCTCATAAACTCAATGTCCTCACCCTCGCCCGCACGAACGCCCTCGCCCGCATCCGCAATGTTGGCGACAACATCGCTGATGCCAAGGAGAACCTTCGCCTCTCCGTCCTCAACCACGGAACTGGAAGCAAGGCGTGGAACTTCTGGAAGTCCGAACTCGCTCGCCATGACAGCGAGTGGACTGAAGTCTGCAACGAACTGCGGGAAATCGACTGGGAACTCGGAAACAAGTAAGACGAAACGGGGAGCGAGTGCTCCCCTTTTTTGTGCCCCGAGGGTAGGCCGACCAGTGCGTAGATTTCGACAAAGATTTTGGTTTACTCGGACGATGGTTCAACTACTGTGATGGTCTCATGCAACCCGCTCCCCTGCCCGACCTCACTTACCTCTACATGCTCTCCGTTGAACTTGGAGACATTGCCCAATACTGCGACCGTGGTTCGCCCGAAGACCTCGCTTATCAGAAGGCGAAGCAAGACTACCTCGATGCGGTCTTCATGGGCGAAGACGAAGAGGGCTAAAGCCCCCGCCCGAAAGGAGTGAGAGACCCCAAGCGGGTCTCTCTTTTTCGCTCTGCGGATAGGCCGACCAATTGACCGAAATCAGTCGCACTTTGTTCTGGTATCCTGTCGGGTTTGTGCTACTGTGTCCTTGTTCCCAATACCCATGATTACTAATGACCATACCGCCATCTGCTCCCGATACGCCCACCTCGGTGACGCAGTCTGCTTTCGTCTCACCGCCATCGCCCGCACGATGCTCGTCATGCAGGGGCGACTTGCTCGCCTCGATAAGCGAGCGGGGGCTATGGCCGAACTTGCCCGATGCCGAGCCATGTGGTTCGAACTGACGGGGGAGAGGGTTTAAGACTCTCGCCCAGTTAGAACAGAAACGGAACCCATCGGGTTCCTTTTTTGTTCCCTGCGGGTAGGTCGCTACAACCGCCATTTTGCTCTCGACTTGGCCGATGCTTCTGCCACTCTGTTGGTCTTATGACCTCCTCCTCCTCCCGCTCGCTGGCCCTCGCCCTCGCCTCGCACGAGGCCCACCTGCTCGACCTCGCCCTTCGCAGGGCCGAGTGCGTAGCCATGGGCCTCAATCCCGAGGACTATGTCCCCGCTGACCCCGTCTTTGACGAGGAGGACTATCGTCCCATCGTGCGGAAACGCTACGGGTGAACGCCCGTTCACTGGTGAACATTTGTTCACTTCGTGGGTAGGCTGGCTCCTGCGTAAAATTGGGCAACGATTTGTATCGACCCAAGCCAAGGAATGACCACATTCATCTGTGCCATGAAGAACGCATCCCTCCTCCCCCGCAACGCTCACCTCGCCATCAAGGAAGCCATCCTCGATGCTAAGGAAGCAAGGAACGAACTCAACCGCCTCGGCTCCCGCTACCACGGAATGTCCGAGAAGGTCGAAGAGCCCATCAAGAGCCTCGAAACCCTCATCGCCCGCCTCGAAGCGGTTCTCCCCAAGGCCGAGTGAGGCCGAGGGTAAGAACCAGCGAGACCCCGAGTGGGGTCTCTTTTTTGGTCTGCGGGTAGGTCAGTTTGTGCATAGATTTAGACAAATAATTTCATCGACTATGAGCATCGGATAGCCACATTCACCTCTGCCATGACGCACTCCTCCTCCCCCGCCTCGCCCGTGTTCCTCGTCACCGTTCAGTCCGTAGAATACTACGGTGAACGCTACTACAAGTTCAAGGGCGGGTTCAATGTCCTCGTCTCCACGGACAAGGACGCTACGGCCTTCGGCCTCGTCCTCGAATACCTTGTGGCGAACAAACTCGCCTCGGGCTACTACCCGAAGCATGCCGAGCGGTTCGAGACCGAGGCAGATGCCCTCGCCACCCTCGACCCCGAATGGGAGACGGTCAGAGTCCGCCTCTGAGCGGAACAGGTGAACGGGTGTTCAGTAATGAACACTTGTTCACTTCGTGGGTAGGCCGACTGGTGCTTAGATTTCGCCACCGAATTATCTCGATTTTTTTAAAACGACCCCCATAGTAATGGATGCATCAAGCAACCCACATGAACGACCTCCATAACAAAATCACCAAACTCGAAAACCGCCTCGCCAAGCGATGCCACCTCATCGGCCCTCGCTTCCGTGCCGCCCTCGAAAAGCGTCTCGAAGCAATGTATCAGCAGTTCAACGCCCGCCTCGCCAAGTAAGGCGAAAGGACTAACCGCCCCCTCACGGGGGCTTTTTGTTCTCTTCGAGGGTAGGCCGATTAATTGACCGTTCGCTCATTAAAAACGAGTTGCGTCAGCACCCCCACCGTTTACCTTCATCTCATGGCAATCACGCCCCACGGAGGTAAAACGAGCGACTCCTCCCGCTCTCCCACGGAAGTCTACCAGATGCTCGTCAGCATCTCGCAAGCCATCCGAGACGGTCGGAACGGCCTCGACCCCTTCGGCCACAAGTTGGCCGACCTCATGTCCGACCTCTTGGACGAAGTCCGAGACGAGGTCGAAGCGGCACGGAAGGAGGAACTAATCCTCCGAGCCAAGCGAGCGGCTCAAAACCTCTCCGACGACCTTCGGGCTCACGCTGTCGAAGAACACAGAGAGTAAGAAGAACGGAGACCCTTCGGGGTCTCCTTTTTTTATTTCGTGGGTAGGCCGCCCCGTGCGTAGATTTCGACAAAGAATTTTGTTTACTTCGGTCACGAATTGACCACATTCATCTTTGCCATGACGCACTCCCCCGCACTCGATGCCCTCCTCGAAACCAACCCCGCACTCTGGTTCGCTTACCAGAACCACGCCAACTACAAGGCCAAGGCCAAAGCCCACGAAGAAAAGAAGGAGTGGGCCAAGGCCACTTACTACCACGAACGCTCCATTAGCACTATCGGCTTCATCCACTCCATGGGCTACTCTGCCAAGAACATCGGCCAGCCCCGAGCAATCAAGTAAGACGAGACGGGAGAGGCGAAAGCCTCTCTCTTTTTGTCTGCGGGTAGGTCTGATACTGCATAAAATCAAGCAACGAATTTTCTGGTATTCTACCGTGGATGCCGTAGTGTCATGGTCTCCCACCCAGCCATGAACAAGACCAACCCAGAAGCCCGCCTCCGCCACATCGAAACCGTCCGTGCCCTGCGTCTCGCCCACGCCCGACACATGGCGAACTTCGACCGATACGCTCGCCTTGAAATGTTTGAGGCCGCACAGTATTGGCTCGGTCGGGCCAGCGAGGCCCACAAGCAACTCCTCGACCTTGGAGAGATTGCCATCTAATCGATGGTCAGACCCAACGAGAGCCTTCGGGCTCTCTTTTTTTCTCTACGAGGGTAGGTCTGCTGGTGCGTAAATTTCGCCAGCGATTGTCGTTTACTTTTGGCACGGGATGACCACATTCATCTTTGCCATGACGCACTCCTCCTCCCCCGCAACGACCGCCACCAAGACCGACTGGGACAACCTCCCCCTCGGTGAAAACCTGTCCCACCTCTGCGGAGGTCGGAACAAGCACCCCCGCCTCGCCTCCGAGGTCGAGACCCAGACGAAGGACGACACGGTTCGCCCCTTCACTGCGAGCGAACTCCTCGGGGATGTTAGCATCGGCTAACCCCCGATGTTAGTTCTCAAACAAGAGCCTTCGGGCTCTTTTTTTGTCCCTGCGGATAGGTCTGTCTGTGGGTAAAATTCGACAAAGATTTTTGTTGTATCGGACGAGGAAAGCCCCCAGACTGTCGGAGTAATGAAACTCCTCGCAACCGACATGACCCACAACGACATTCAAATTGCCAAGAACGCAACGATGGATGCCTTCGACACCCTCGAAGCCATCAAGTGCAAGTATCCCGCCCTCGGGGAAGAGTGGGACAGCATCATCGCTGTCCAGCGTTTGCTGGTGAACCACACAATTGCTCTCTCCAATCTTGAAAACGCTCGAAACGGTTTGAAGCAGTAAGAACAAGCGAGCCCCAAGTGGGGCTCTCTTTTTGTCTGCGAGGGTAGGTCCGAGACTGCGTAAAAATCGCCAGCGATTGTTATCGATTTTTTTGAAAAACAGTCCATGGTTGTAGTCGCACCAACGCAACCCATGATTAATCCCAATGCCGAGTTACTCCTCCACCTGTTCGCCAGCCAGAGCCTTCCCCTGCTCCAATGGACTGCTCGCAAGCGACAGAACTCCCTCTACATGCTGACCGTAAGGCAGGACATTACGGTAGACCAGCATATGAACTACATGGACAATCTTGACGAAGTTGTAGCCTTCGTTCACGAATACGACCCGCCCTCGGTCAAGTGAGGGAAAGGTCTAATCGCCCCCTCACGGGGGCTTTTTATTTAGACCCCGAGGTAGGTCTGGCAATTGACCGAACGCTCATAAAATGGTGCTCGCTTTTTATGCGTTGGTGGTTCACAGTGTTGGAGTAATCAATAACCCTCCCATGCATAACATCATCTCGTTCACCTCCGAAGAGTCCCTCGCCAAGTTCCTCTCGAACTTTGACATTACCACGAACCGCTTCACGGTCGAACAGACCTCGAAGAACGGTTTCCTCCTCACCTTCTACCCGAGCATCTAACCCACCCGAAAGGGCTCACCTCTACGGGGGTGGGCTCTTTTATTTTCTACGAGGGTAGGTGCGGAGGTGCGTGAAATTCGGCACACTTTTTTCTGGTATTTCGAGGTCTGTGTGCTACTGTGATGTCGCACTCAGCAACACCCACCCACACCCCCACCCACCACCACCACCACCATGTTCGTCTACACCGAAGAATACGCCCGCCAGCAGTCCGAAGCCCGCTCCGAGGCCATCCGTGCCCGTGCGGAATACGAGAAGACCGTCACCCGCCAGAACGCCATGGCCGAGGCGTGGGATGCGGTCGAGAAGGCCGAGGACGACTGCCGCAAGGCCAAGGGCACGGTCGCCCGCAAGGAGGCCAAGAAGGCTCTGGCTTACGCTGACTGGGTCTGGAAGACCATGAACGACCCCAAGTTCAAGGTGTAATCCCAAACGAGCCCCTCACGGGGCTTTTTTGTGCCCTCTGCGGGTAGGTCTGGCGAGCCGCCATTTTGTTGTTGCTTTGCGGGCTGGTTGTGTCACTCTCTTCTTATCGCTCCTGCGATATCAGTCTAATCGGTCTTCCCAGCAGTTAGTAGCCACTAACTCTAAGGCGGACACTGCTGGGATACGCCTCCCGATAGACTAACATAAGACCACCCCTTCGGGGGTGGCAGTTTGTTTTTGTGACTAGTGAACATTTGTTCACCATGAACATTTGTTCACCCTGCGGGTAGGCAACTTATACGACCGAACGCTCATAAGATAAAACTCGCACAAGCCCCCCGCCATGCTACTCTGATGACATGGAAATTACTCCACGCCAGCAGGGGCACGAAGCCGCCCGCTTTAACGAAGAAAACGAGCCGTATTTCGGCCCGCAGGATGACGGGTGCTACGGCACTGTCCCGACCGACCGCCCTGCCCGCCGCCCAAGGGTGGCAAAGCGGCCCCAGACCTTCGTGGAGGACACCACGCACCCGAGGGGCACGAAGGCGTGGTATCTCCTCAATAAGGGCTGGCATGCCGCCCAGCACCGCCCATACTGGGACTAAGGGCGAAAGCCCTCCCGAGCCCCAAGGGGGGCTCTTTTTTTTACTACGAGGGTAGGTCGCACGAAGGGTCGAAAAAGAAAATTATGGTGTTGCATGAACCGATTTTTTAACCACATTCATAGTCGATTATGAAACTCGTATTCCTCATTCAGCAACCGACCGAAGAAGGCGAACCCCTCTTCTGGTCTAACCTCGATGGCTGGGTCTCCAAGGACTGTGCCGACCGCTTCTCTGGCGAAGAGCAGTTGACCACCCCCTTGCCCGCTGGTGGCATCTGGGACTATACCACGGTCTGGTCTACTATCGACTTCCCCCAGTCGTAATCAGTCGGAAGCCCCTTCGGGGGCTTCTTTTTTGTCTACGAGGGTAGGTCTCTGATTGCGTAAATTTTGGCACAGAATGTTCTCGATTTTTGCCAAAGACCTGCGAGTATGTATGCCTTCACCCATGAGCAACCCAACCAAATACCCGAAGTTCCGACTCCTCCTCTCCAACTCCGACCTGTCCCCTCGGGCGGTCGCCCGCAAGGTCTGTGACCAGATGGCGAACCGCCTCGCTGGGGTCGGACTGGACGACCTGCCCGACACGGCTGGTCTCTGCAACGAGGTGGACGAGATGGAAAGCACCGTTGCCAACTGGGGCACGGAACGCAACCCCTCGGACGAGCAAATCAAAGCCCTCTACGATTGGGCGAAGGAGGCGGTCACGAACCTCCTCTATGAGGAAGGCTTCGAAGTGGAGTAACCCCAAACCAGCCCCTTCGGGGGCTTTTTTGTGCCCATCGAGGGTAGGTCGGACACTGCGTAAAAATCGGCAAAGATTTTTCTGGTTTTGGGGCAAAAGTGTGTTAGTGTGTTGGAGTATGAAATACATCATCCTCAAGAACAGCAAAGAGTCGGCCCACTTCAACACGCTCGCCCCGTGGGCCGTCTACGACAACGACAACGGCCAGTTGGTCGCCAAGTTCACGACCCTCGCCAAGGCCAAGGCCATGGTGAACCAGTGGGCCGTCTACCTCGGGGGCGTGATTGGCTAACCGCCAGTCAGTCCTTCTCAAAGACCCTCACGGGTCTTTTTTTGTCACCACGGGGATAGGTCCGACGGTGCGTAAAATTGGGCAACGATTTTTCTGGTTTCTGGGACAAGGTGTGTTAGTGTCATGGAGTCGAAAGACACCCAACCCAAACACCCACACACACATGACCACGCAATCGTTCAACCACATGGAAGTCTTCACCTGTCGCATGGCTCTCCGCCTCGCCTCCGAGAGCAAGGGCAAGATGCACCTCACGAACCCCGTGCTGGTTCGCAGGACTGCCACCCGCCTCCTCACGGCCATCGGGGTGCAGGGCATCACGAACCGCACCCGCTGGGAGACCCTGCACCAGACCTTCGAGGCGACCTTCGGGGTTCAGATTGACGAGCAGAAGTAAGAAGAACGGAGCCCCTGCGGGGGCTCTTTTTTTTGACCCACGGGTTAGGTCAGTTAATTGACCGAACCGCCATAAAAATAGACCTCGACAAACGGCATGGATTGCCCCATCTTGTTTGAACGATGAACACGCAATACATCAGCAACTACGACCTCTACCTCATGGCCTTCAATGCGGAGCAGGAGGCGAAGCAGGAACTCGAAAATGCGGAATACGCCTTGAGGGTCTACACCGAGAAGGTTCGCCTCGCCAAGCAGGAGGTCAATGAGGCTCGGGCTGAACGATGGAAGGCGGAAGCGAGGTTCGTTGCCCACGGATAAGTGGGTAACCACCAACGAGAGCCTTCGGGCTCTCTTTTTTTGCCCACGGGGGTAGGACTCTCAATTGACCGAACGCTCGTAAAATAGACCTTGTATTTCGGTCGAACCATGGTAGAGTGATTGAGTAATGAATACCACCGACCTCCAGACCATGAACAAGAAGGAACTCGAAACCCTCATCGGAACGCTCACCACGCTCCAGCAAGCCCTCGTCTACCAAGGCGAGAAGTGGACGGCAGTCCACTATACCAAACTCATCATTGCCGAGCAACTCGGATGGGTCAAGGTCGATGCCAAGAACATCGATGGCTGGAAGACGAGCGAGTGGTTCAAGTGAGCCACGAAAGCCACGGTCTCGTAATACGGAACGCCCCCCGATGGGGGCTTTCTTTTTGTCTACGAGGGTAGGCATGTTAATTGACCGAACTTTCATAAAGAATGTTATTGAAAATTTTAAAAATTGGTCTACATTAGCGTCTATGAAATCCAAGCCCTCCCTCATTCAGATTATGGCTTCCGTCCGCAAGGTCGGGGGTCGCCCTTCGGTCGCCCTCGCCTCTAAAAAGTCGAAGGCTCGCAATGACCGAACCTCTTGGAAGCGAGACCAAGAGTAATCCCAATCGGGAGGCTACGGCCTCCCTTTTTTGTGCCCCGTGGGGGTAGGCCGTTGGGTGCGTAAAAATCGGCAGTCTTTTTTCTGGTATTTGGTCGGGGATGTGGTAGTGTCATGGAGTCGAAAGACACCAAACACCAAAACATATGCACCCCGCCCCCCAAGACTGCAACCCGCCCGAACTGTTCCTCTACTCCGCCACTCGGACTTACCTCCGCTTGGAAGCGAATACGGACGGTCGAATGAAGATGAGCAAAGCGGCTCGTCCGAACGCCCTGCTCCTGCTCGAAGTTCACGCTGGCGTGAAACTCGGGAAGCGAGTCAGCCCGAAGGAACTCTACGAAAAGTTCAACGAAGCCTTCGGCAAATACCTTCCGTAAGGAAGGGGCGAAGGGAGACCCCACGGGGTCTCTTTTTTTGCCCACGGGTAGGCATGTTATATGACCGAACGCTCGTAAAGATTTTTCTGGTATTCTGGGAGAACTGTGGTAGTGTAGTGGAGTCGAAAGACACCAAACCCAAAAAAACAAATGAGCCCGTCCACCCAAGCAATCGTCAATCAGTTCAACGCCCTTGCGGAAAAGCACCCCGAAGAGGCAAGAATGGTTCGCTTCCGCAACCACCTCCTTGCCCCCCGAATGGATGCCTCCGATGGGGTCATCAAAGGCTTCTGGCTGATGATGGTCACCGAACTCCGACAGGCGGTCAAGTAAACCAGACAGGGCTCACCTCTACGGGGGTGGGCTCTTTTATTTGATGCGGGGGTAGGTATGTGAAGGGCTCAAATAGTGCTTTACTTTGGACGAAGAACTGTCATCTTACTTCTATGGCAACCACCACTACCCCCATCTGGGACAAACTCATCGCAACTGCGGATTACAAGCGAGTCCGTGAAAAGACCCACGGCCTCGTCCATGAGGTCTTTATGACCGCCCACGGTTGGGCTGAAGCCCGTGGTGCTACTCATACCCTTTACTGTGGCGAGGGCAACGGTCGGGGCATCCGACCCGCCAAACTTGGCAAAACCTTCATGTGGGTCGGGGTGGACGAGACCCCCACGGTGGACGGCACGGACTCCCGCATCGTTTGGGAGAAGTGGGATATCAAGCACCTCTAACGAGGGCTTGCCCCACGGGTAGGTCTGTGGGTGGCTAAAATTAGACAAAGAATTTTCTTGTAAAAACCCCAAAACTACCCATGATGATAGTCGATGATTACAAAACGCATCACGATTAAAAACCGAGCCACCACGGCTTTCAAGGCCAACGGCATTATGGACAATCTCTTCGACACCCTTACGGGTATTGAGGGGATGACTAATAAGGAGAGGGCTGACCTGCTTCGGCAGGTCGCCACCCTTGCCGAAAATTGGGCGAACGAGGTCGAAGAGATGCCCGAAGACAAGTAAACCGCAAGGGCTCACAGGGAAACCTGTGGGCTCTTTTATTTAGTGCAGGGGTAGGTTTCCTTGTGGGTAAATTTCGGCACAGATTGTTATTGTGTTTTGGGAGAAATGCCTCATTGTTGTCCTTGATGAATAACTACTACCACCTCCGCAACCTGTCGGTCGTCTACCACAACCAGATGCTCGTCCCTCGCACGAACGCCAAGACCGAGGCTACTCGCCTCGCCCTCCTGTCGGCCATCGATGAGGAAATGAACGCTCTCTTCGACAACCAGACGACCCCCAACATGCAGACCAAGGCCGCAGTCATCCGTGCCTCCACCAAGGTTAAGGTTGCCACCCGCCACTTCTTCGAAGCGAAGGATGCGGACGACACCCACGAACCGACCTTCAAAGTCATCTAATCAGAAAGGGGTGTCCAGAAATGGGCATCCCTTCTTTGTGCCCTGCGGGGGTAGGTCTCTCAATTGACCGAAAATAGTCGATTAATTTTCTTGTAAATTGAGCCATGCCATGCACAATGACTCTCGTATGATTACTAAAAGCATTGTCGAAACATTCACCGAAGTCCTCGCCATGACGATGGGCTTTGCGGCTCTCGCCCTCCTCTGCGTGGACGCAACCCAAGAATACCAGAGGCGTAAGCGGTTGAAGGGACGCAAGGGGCTTTAAGCCCTTTGACCCCGAGGGTAGGCCCGTTGGTGCGTAAAATTAGACAAAGATTTTGCTGGTATTTGCCAGAGATTAGTGTAGAGTAGTGGAGTCGAAAGACACCAAACACCAACCCACCCAAACACATGAGCATCATCCAGATTGACGGCTTCGAGCAACTCCAAATCTTCGCCTGTTCCCAAGCATTGGACATGGCGAGCAAGCACAAGTTGTTCGTCACCCGCCCCGAAAACATCCGTGGCACAGCCCTCCATTGGCTTGCCAAGTGTGGCAACCCCCAGAAGCCCCGTGCTTCTTGGAAGACCCTCGCCAAGGAGTTTGAGTTTACCTTCGGGGAACTCATCCAGATGAAGAAGGAACGCAAGGAAGCGACCGAGTAATCGGTCAGCCCTCCACCCGAAAGGGTGTGGGGCTTTTTTGTGCCCCGAGGGTAGGCAGGTTATGATGCCAATCATTCATAAAATGTTCTTGTATTTTTAGAAAAACAGTCTACTATGTATGGACGATGAACCCAAACACTACTAATCACGAAGACCTCGAACTCCTCCGCTCGGCTATCCTCCACCAAGCCGACAATTGGGCATGGGCTACCCGCCAATACAATGCGGTCAAGGCTGGCAAGGCGGGGCATGGCGGTGGCTATCCTCTGGAAGATTGGGAACGCACCCTCCGAGCCGCAGAGGTCGGCCTTGCCGAGGCTGTTGACGCATACGCCAAGGCTTTCAACAAATACGAAGGCCGAGCGGTCTAAATCTGGTAATCGCCTCCACCCTGTCGGGTGGGGGCTTTTGCTTGCTACGGGGGTAGGCTTCTTAATTGACCGAACGCTCCATTAAATAATTCATTTTGGTCTGGTATTCTGACCAGAATAGTCTACTGTGTTGGTCTTCCCACCGCCCATGAATAACATCCTCAACGCCCTCGCCGCCCTCGCCCAAGCCCGCACCGTCATCCGCACGGCATACGAGCCCAAGGCTATCCACTTCGCCCATGAGGAGTCCTGCCTCCGCAATGTGGTCAAGGCTCACGAAAGCCACATCTCCGCCTGTGCCAAGGCCAAGGCTGATGCTGGCTACGAGGTCGGCAAGTCCAGCAAATACACCGTCAAGCGTAAGGGTGAGGCTTACGAGAAAGCCATGGCTGACCTTGATGACGCTCGGGGGGCTTTCTTCAAGTTCAAGCAGGATGAGGCGTTTGCCCTTCATTGGCTCGCCCCCAAGCCCGCCCTCTCTGGCGACAGCACCCGCAACCCCGCTTGGTATTGGGCGGGTCGCTGATGCGACCCCTCAACCCTTACCTCTATGACCATCGACAACGCTGAAATTGAGTTCCTGTTGAGCCTTGTGGCTCTCATGGCAAAGGGCTTCCTCGCCCTGCTCGTCTTCATTTTCATCATCCTTATGCGGAAGTAATAACACCGCTTAAAGTCTCTAACCAAACAGAGACAATGCACGGTAGGCTTGTTAATTGACCGAAGATAGTCGTAAGTATGTATCGAATTTTGGAAAAAACCTGTCAGTCTGTATGTCCTTCACCCATGAACAACCAAATCAAAGAGTTCCGAACATTCAAGGTCACCAACATCCGCTGGGACGGAGACGGAGACGACACCAGCCACCTGCCGACCGCCAAAATCGTCAAGGTCGGTTCTAATGCCGAAATCACGATGGACGAGATTGAGGAGTTCGTTTGCAACATGCTGTCGAACGAAGAGGGTTGGCTTGTGACCAGTTTCCAGATTGAGGAGCGTTTCCAGAAGTAATGACAAACGCCCCCTTCGGGGGGCTTCTTTGTTTAGAACGGGGGTAGGTATTGAAGACTACCAAATTAAGAAAATAGTAATCGACTTTTTAAAATAACATGTCACTCTGTATGCCTTCCCACTAATATGTTCCCACGCAATACTGACCCCACCCGTTCCGACCTCATCGACTTCATTCAGACCATTCCATGCCTCGCAGGTGAGGAGGGTCTAAACGACAGTATTGAGTTCGCTATCCATGCCTTCGCCACGGAAAACTACAACGGACAGTTCTCCAACCTGTATGCCGTCATCTGTGCCTCCCCTGTCCGTTCCTTCGACACCATCGACAGGGACTGGCTGGAAGCGAACGACCATACGGCTTGCTACATCTACGATAGCATCAATTCCGAGTTCGCTTGTTAGTCCACGCTGGGGGGATGCTTAACGCATCCCTTTGGTGCGGGGGTAGGCTCGGTAATTGACCGAACTTTCATAAAGATTTTGCTCGGCAAGCGACCATCTTTCTGCATGATACTAAACATGGAAATCACTCCAATGGGGTTCACCTCCGACAGCGTCTCCCCCGCTGTCCTCACCGCCAACGCCACCGCCTTCGTGGAGGCTTGCAAGTCCCGCAAGGGTCAGTTCATCAAGTTGGACTACAAGTCCAACCCCGCCCCCAAGTCGGAGTTCAAGGGCACGACCCTCGAAAAGGTGACCGCTGGCATCTTCCGCACGGGGGTGGACTTCTCCAACCTCACCGCTGTTAAGGAGGCGATTGAGAATAAGGAGCGTGGCGAGGTTCAGTCCCTCCCCAAGGGTCAGACTTGGGCGGTGTTCCCCTTCGTCATCAAGACGGACAAGGGCGGGGAGTTGCTCCGCATCACGGTTGCCAAGGGTCAGTATCCCTCGGTGGTCTACAAGGTCGATGGGGTCGAAGTCTCGAAGGAAAACTTTGAGTCTTACCTGCCCAAGTCCAAGCAGTCCGACCCGAACCGTGAACCCCTGCTGGTCTTTACCATCAAGTCCGAAAACCTTATCAGCGTGGCGGGCACGGAACTCACCGAATAAGGGGTGAGGCAGGGGGGAGGTGGGACTCCCCCCTGTTAGTGCCTCCCAAAACCCAAGACCCCCCACGGGGTCAAAGGGCGGGGTAGGTTCTGTATGAGATGGAAATAAATGAAAATTGTGTTGAACTGTGAACCCCAATCTGCATTATCAGTTGAGTCGAAAGACACCAACAAACCAAAAAACACCAAAACATGACCGACCCCCACGACTACGAATACGACTACGAAAGCGATGACGACCGCATGGACAGGGAGGATGCCCAATCCGAAGCCGAAGGCTCGGGCTACTACCGAGATATGCCCGTCCGCAACGAGGATGGCGAAATCATCGACTCCTCTGGCTGGGGAGTGTAAAGTAATCGCCTCACCCGAAAGGGTGGGGCTTCTTTGTGTCCAATGGGGGTAGGTATGTAATGCCGTCAAACAATCATAAATAGTTCTTGTATTTTGAGGCATCTGTGCTATTGTTACAGTCCATCACCAACCCAACAAAACACCAAAATGAGCAATATGTCTTACTGTCGGTTCAGCAACACGGCCTCGGATATGCAGGACTGCGTGGACGAGTGGAACGAAGGAGTGTCGAGCAAGGATGAAGCCATCGCCCGCAAGGAGATGGTCGAACTTGCCGAGCGTATCCTTGAACTCTATCAGCAGGATAGAGGCATGGTCAACAACCTCGAACTCAATGCCGAAGGCAGGGAGATGGAGGGCGATGACGAGGACGAGACCGAGGAGGAGGGTTAAGCCCTCCTTTCCAAGACAGCCCACGGGCTGTTCCTTGGCGGGGGGTAGGCTTCTTAATTGACCGAACTTTCGTAAAGATTTGGGTTGTAGATGACCTCAATCCATGCATTATTGTAAGTCTAATCCCTCCCATGACCACCACCACCGCCCCCAAGTCCACGGTTGCCGATGTTATCGCTGACCGCTTCATCAAGTCCCTCGAAAACGGAGTCGCCCCTTGGCAAAAGCCGTGGGCGAGCGTCCGCCCCCAGAACGGTGTCAGCCGTAAGCCTTACAAGGGCGTAAACGCCTTCATGCTGGCCTTCTTCGGGGGTGATGACTACTTCCTCACTTACAAGCAAGCCAAAGCCCTTGGCGGGCAGGTGGAAGAGGGTGCAAAGGGTATCCCCGTGACCTTCTGGAAGCGTATGGAGAAGAAGGACAAAAGCGGGGACTATCTGGTTTGCCGATACTACACGGTTTTCCCCGTGTCCAAGTGCGGACTCCCCGACTTCAAACGGGCGAACAAGGTCATTACCTTCTCCCCCGTAGAACTTGCCGAGGTCGTTCTTGCGAAGAACACGACCCCCGTCAGCCACGGCGGAGCCTCGGCTTACTACACGCCCTCCAAGCATGCAATCCAGATGCCCAATAAGGAGTCCTTCAAGTCGGTTGCTAACTATTACGCAACCCTCTTCCATGAGATTGGGCACTCCCTCGGGGAGCACTCCTCGGACTCCTTCGGGGGTGAGGTCTACGCAAAGGAGGAACTTGTGGCCGAACTTTTCGCCTCGATTGCCCTCCAACATTGCGGACTCCTCGAAAGCGTAAACTTCGACAATTCGACCGCTTACCTCGGGTCTTGGCTGAAAGCCCTTAATGATGATAAGACTCTCATCCAGAAAGCCAGCACGGAAGCCTTCAAGCGGTGGGAGAAACTGATGGGCAAGGTCGAAGAGGAGGTCGAGGAGGAGGTCGAGGCATAAGACCTCGGGGGTGGGGGCTGTTAGCCCTCACCCTTTTTTGTGTCCTCCCAAAAGGGCAAGGCACGGAGTAGGTTCCTTAATTGACCGAACAATCGTATGGGGGGTCAAAGATTGTTCTCGCCTTTTGGGTGAAAGTGGTCATGCTGTATGTCCGATGAATAACACCACACCCACACACACGCTCCGCTTCACCTCTAACATGGTCTTCTGCAAGACCGAGTTTATGGCATCAGAGGAGTCCGTCACCCACGCCCTTAACATCCTGCAAGGCGAGCCAGACCTTGAACTCATGGTCGAGGTCAAGGAGACCCCCATGTCCGCAGGTCAAGAGTTCCCTTGCCTCTATCGGGTCAGCCCCACCAAGCCCGACCCCGAAGGGGATGCCTTTTGGTTTCTGACCGCAACCCTCTCAAACGGGCAGGAAGTTTATCTCCTGCAACGGTAAAATAAACTTGCAATCCATCCAACTCTAATCATACTCTCCTTATGAATAACCTCAATACCTGTTCGTGCGGTAGCGGCAAGCCTTCCTTCTGGATTAATGACGGGCACGGCATCCCGCTGTGCAAGGTCTGCCCGACCTGCAAGGCGACCAAGTTGAAGGGGTATCGGTCGGACATTATGACGGCTTACTCGGCAGACGAGCCGATTGACGGGGACGGCTTTGCCGACTACGGAAACGAGGGCTGGTAGCCCTTCTTTTTGGGAGCCCCGAGGGGGGCTCTCTTTGCGGGGGTAGGCTCTTAATGACGGCAATTTGTCGTAAATGAGACTTGTAAATGACCCCGACCTGTGCATCATGTATTGTCTATCACCTCCCATGAAAGACCCAAAAATCCACGCCATCGTCTCCGACCTCTACTACCTCTGGCTCGACCAGATTGATGTTCGGAATACCTCCAAGTATGGAACTGCCAAATACGCCAAGGCGGAAGCCAAGGCTGACGAGTATGAGAACAAGGCTTCCATGATGGTCTTTGGAGACCACCTCCATACCATGACCGAGTGCTTCTACGGCAGGGAGGAAGAATAATCCAAAATAACACTTGCAATTTATCCAAACCCATACATACTACTAAACATGATGAAAATCAAAGAAACCCCCACCCACTTCTCCGAAACCACCGTTAAGGACGGCAAGGTTTATTTTGACGGCCATGTTGCCGTCCTGTTTTCCGTTGGCTTTGGTGCTGGCTGGTCTACTTGGAACAGGGATGTGGACTGCCTGTTTACCCCCGCTATTGTCGAGCAGGTCATGCAGGGCGAAGTCACGCAGGAGTTTGCCAAGTCGTGCTACTCCGATGCCCCTTACTTCTATGCTGGGGGCAATGACGGCCTGTCCATCGCATGGGTCAAGGTCGGGACGAAGTTCCGCATCACGGAATACGATGGTGCGGAGGGTATCGAGACTCTCGACCAGACCGATTGGAAGACGGCTTGATAGTCGTGCCAGAGTCCAGCCTTACGGCTGGGCTCCATGCCGTGGGGGTAGGTTTCTTGCGGGCATAAAATAGTTCTTGTATTTTGAGCCATTCCATGCACAATGTCTTTCTCATCACCCAACACATGAACAACAACACCACCCCCCTGTCCGCTTTCTTGGCGGAACACACCACCCACCTCCCCTCGGAAGTCCTTGTCCTCTGGATGGACAACCTTAACGAGACCGTCCCGACCCGCAAGTTGCTCGACCAAGCGGAAGACGCTTACATTGGCGAGTTCCGAGACTTCACCCGCCTTGCCGAGCATCTGGTAGACGAGTCGGGCATGCTCTCTAACATCCCCTCCGAAATCGCCAACTATTTCGATTATGAGAAGTATGGCAACGACCTCCGACTTGGCGGGGATGTCTGGGAGTCGGATGGGCACTTCTTCCGCAACATCTAATCCAACACCAACCATGAAAAAACCCAAAATCAAAAACACCGTGGACACGGAACAAGTCCTCGCTTGGCTCGGGGACGACGACACCCTTGAACAGGCTATCGAAATCATTGCCGACATTGCAAACGGGGACTACAAGCCCAACTTGCTCCGACAGGAAATCACCGATTATAACCAAGAATAATGGAAACTATGAACGACATTGAAAAGCAAATTGTGGCATTAAACTCTGATTATCTCACCTGCCCCGAGACCCTGCCTCGGGCGTGGTCGGAGATGACTCCGAGCGAGCAAGCCATGACCATCTGGTTCGTTAAGGGGCGTTCCTTCTTCTATGTGGATAAGATTGCCCGCCATGTGGTCGCCTGTGCCATCGAGAAGAACGGTGGGACGATTACCGAAGAAGAGGCGACTCGGCTCTGGGGGCTGTTTCACTGACACCCCTCATTTTTCCGACCCCCCGTCAACGGGGGCAAGGCGGGGTAGGCTTCTAATTGAGCGAAACATTTCATTAGATTTTTCTTGAACTTTGGTTCAAACTATGAATAATGATTTGAATGAACCACCCCATCCGATATAACATCAATGACTACATCTACGCAGAAGCGGAAGTTATCCGTGCCCACCGCTACGGAAACCTTGCCGAGCAAATCAAGGCAACGGAACACAAGCAGAAAGTCCTCAAAGCCATGGAAGAACAGCGAAAGGAAGACGAAGAAAACCGAAAATAAATCTCGACAAAAGAGAAAAACCATGCACAATGACTCTCGTATGAAAACCAAATCCATCAAGTTCATCGACATTATGACCAGCGTCCGCAAGGTCGGGGGTCGGGCTTCCTCTGTCTTCATCGGCAAGAAAGCCAAGGTTCGTGCCAACCGCCACGCTTGGAAGAAGGAGGAACTCGTCTAATGCGAACCAACTCAAAAGTCACGAAGGAGGAACTCCGCATGGCCTCCGAGGAGACTCGCTACATCCTCAAAAAGCCTCCGCTTGAATACGCCAACACCGATGCTGGGTTTGGTGCGGCTACGAGGGACTTTGAATTCCTCATGGACTACGCCCTTGGGACTGACGAGGGAGAGGTCATCAACAACGCCTTGGATTGGAAACGCTGGGAACTCCAAGCGTATTACAAGAAACTCCACGGATGGGACATTGTTTAATTATGAGCAATCAGACATTCCGAGTTAAGAACATCGAGACGGGAGAAATCCATGTCTGGGATGCCAAGCGGGTTCTTGCGGAAATCAACCGAGACCGCTATGACGAGTGGATGAACTATGACGAGGATGACGACATTCGTGGGGCTTGGAACATCTGGGTCGAGGATGGAGAACCTTGGCGGATGTTGGACGAGTAAGTAGTCGAGCCCCTTCGGGGGCTCTTCTTTTGTCTTGCCGTGGTAGGCTTTTAATGACGGCAGATTGTCGTAAAATTGTGTTGTATTAACGCCAGAAGTGTGAACAATGTCTCTCGTATGAACAACCTCATCCATCCCTCCCTCCGTTCCCTTCACGCCCTCCGAGATGTTGAAGGGGATGCCATTGACCCTCACTTCTCTTGGAGTCCCTGCGAGTGCTGTGGAGACCGCCTTGGCGGTAATCGCTACGACTGTGAAGCCCTTGCCGTTGAGAACGGGGTTCTGGTTCAACTCGACAACTGCTCGGCTTGCCCCGACTGCATTGTGAAGTTTCAGTAAAATAAACTTGCATTAATAAAAAAACCTGCCATACTGCATCTCACATCACCAATACTATGAACCTCGGCATCGAATACAAAATCAAATACTTCACCAACTACGAAACAAAGGAGGAGAAGGAGATTGTTATCACCATGGACAAGGTAGACAACCTCTACATTGGCAAGGGCAATTCCTGCCGTTGCGGATGCGGGGGCGACTATTTTGAAATTGATGAAAACGAGCGAGCCATCGAGAAATCCCTGCGACAAATGTCCAGCGGTGAATACGAGGTTCGCTCCATTGAGGACTACATCTTCGAAATCACCACCAGCGTAAATGGTGACTACGAGCGTGTGAAAACGCTCTACCTCAAAAAATAAACCTTGCAAAAACAGAAAAACCTGTTATCTTGTATCTCTATGAATAACCCCGAACAGTTCCAGAAAGTTAAGAATGAAGTCACGGACGAAATCGTAAAGCGATACGGACACCCTGTGTCCTTTTGGGAGAAGTTCCAAATCAAGAACATTGTCGGCAAGGTCATGGCGGAGGCGGACAAGAATGGGGAGGCTTGCCTCATCTACCAAGCCGTAGCAGAAATGGCGGAAAAGATGCACGAAGAATGCGTGGTGGAGTTTGAAGACGAATTGGAGTGCAAGCAGAGGTCTGGCCGTGTTCTTGGCATTTGTTGCCATGCGAACGCACTTTGTGGCTAACCGTAGCACCCTGTTAAAACACCCCTCTGGGGGTGTGTTTAGCACGGGGGTAGGCTTTTAATTGCACGAAGATTGTCGTAAAATGTTGTTGCCTTTGACCCCAAAGTGTGAATGATGTATGTCTATGACCACCCATACTACTCCTCGATACTACCTCACCCCCTGCATCGGCTCGACCGAGCAAAAGAGTGACGGCATCCGCTACATCATGGCAGAGCCGTCTTACATCCGCTCGCTTGTGCGTGAAGCAGTTAAGAGTGGCAATACCGACACCTTCTCCGAAGAGGTTATCATCCACTCGAAGGATGGCGGTGACAACTCCCCGCAGGACTCCGAAGTCTATGTTGCCCGATTTGACACCCATGCTTCTTGGGGTCTCCGTCTTGACATTGACATTGACGAGTCTTCTACGCAGACCCTCTGGCTCGAATTCGTTCGAGACGCTAACTAATCATGGAAGACCAAGATAAGCACCGCATGGCAGAGGTTCGAGACCTTGTGCTTTATGTTATCCGAGCAAAGGACAAGTTGGATGGGCAGGGTGAACCTGCCCGTTCCGAGAACCTTGCCAGAATTCGAGAAGCCCAGATGCGACTTGAAGTCATAAAGGCAGAGATGGGGTTATGACCCCATTTTTGCCACCCCCCCTCACAGGCAAACAACTGGGGTAGGCTTTTAAATAGTTCGGAAGAAGGGGGGCATGCTTTGTAGAAAGAACTTTGCCGCTTCAACCATGTCCTCGTCTGTCCACTTCTTTTCGAGTTCAGCCACCCCAGACTCTTTCAAAAGGTTTCTATATTTCTCGCAAGCCATCTTGTGACTGTCGGTTCCGACCGATGAGACCAGTTCAACTGACAGGAGTCTGTATTTATCCATGACGATTAGTATGTATTAAGTTGGGGCATTGTCAATACGCAATTAGATAAATTTAGATTTGACTTTGGCTGTAAATATGTTATCATGTATGGATGCTACTACTCACACCGTTCACATGTTATTCACACCCTGTTGTTCTATTCCTCTTGACACAACAGCAAAACTATGCATCGTAATTACCACTATGGAATACGCAATGTTTGATGTTGTAATTAAGTTTCACGACTCTGATGAGCCAGAGGCTGTCGTTGTCTCTGTTGGAGATGACCAGCCAGAAGAAGGCTCTGATGATGATGTTATTGCCTTTTATCATTTTTTCATTGATGAGTTTGCCGAGTGTTGCGATACTCTGTCGCAGGGCTTTAAATATAAGGTCAATGATGAGTTTTCCGTCCTTAACCATGGCACATACTATGTTGAAAGCAAGAAACAGCGTATGATACTTGAGCCAGAGGAAGCCCTGCTCGTAGATGACATGTCTGACGAGGAGATTGACGCTTTTAATGCCGACATTCAGCGACAACTTGAAGAAGGCGGAGACGGAGAAGAAATCAAGGAAGAAGAGAAGCCAGACGAAGGAGTCGGTCTTTAATCAAGAGGGGCACAGTTAGTGCCCCTTTTTTGTTCCCACCCCATATCAGCAAACAACGGGGGTAGGCTTTTATCGGGATAGTAAATACTGAAAGACCCCCCACCCCGTAAAGCGGATGTGGAGGGTCAGTTGTATGAGTAACACCGTCATCAGCAACTACCAATTAATCGGAGACTTTTCATAACCCTTTACATACTACTCTGGTTAGACCAATCGAGTATGTTCGGCTCACCGCTGGTAGTCGGTGGCAGTCCTTACGGATACTGCAAGGGGGCGGGCCTCACGGCTTGTCGCATCTCCAAAGTGTTAGAATGAACTATGCATACATGATGCATACCTTTCTTCTAATGTCAAGACCAACTTGAACATCCTTTGCTTTTAGAGACGGGAACCTTTCGGTTATTTGTCCCGCCCCCTCTGTCTGCAAAGGCATCTCGGGGTCAGTATATCCGCTGGCATCATTTCCCCGCTTTGGACACGGAGCGATTATCGGGCGACCAGACCTTGCCACAAGTCATTTCAAATAACGATAAGACACATGATGCATAACTTGGGTTGGATTGCAACACAATTCTTTCTGAAAGATTGTGCTTGAAAAAACAAGAAAGCCATGCATCATGTGTGGTATGACGCTCACCCAATACCAAAAAGGAATGAACCGCCTCGCAGAAATCCGCAACAGCCTTACCACGGCTCGGCAGGAACTCGCATCGGAGAAGAACTACGACCTGCGTGAAATGCATCAAGCGGTCATCAACGCCCTCATGGCGGAGATGCAGGAGACCGAAACCCTTATGAACGGGACTAAAAATAAGTGAACTATTTTCTTTACTCTTAACAAATTTCTGCTATACTGTTTTCTCATCACCAATAATACACATATGAAATCCAAGCCCACCAAGACTGAAATCGACAACGCCCTCCGCCAAATGTCCATGCTTGCCGCCCGACACGGCATCGAGTATGTCATCATCGAGGACGAATACATCGATACTTACTGCGAAGACAATGAACTCACCCTCACGGACGAAGCCCGTGAGAATGTCAAGGCGGCTATTAGCGACTACCTCCAACAGATGATGGAGTCTGACGACTGCCTCTCCGAGTGCGTTGACGACTTCGCCACCAGCAAGGAATAATCTAAACCCAAATACAAAAATGAGCAACATGTCTTACTGTCGGTTCCAGAACACCAAGACCGACCTCCGAGATTGCGTCCGCAACTTCTGGTCTGTCTCCTCGGAAGAGGAGGCGGAAGCCCGAAAGCGTCTGGTTAAGTATGCCAAGGACATTCTGGAACTCTACGACCAGAACCCCGAGGATGTTGACAACTGCGTCTTTGACGAGGACGCAGAAGACGAGGACGAAGGTTAGTCCTCACGCCCCCGAAAGGGGGCTTTCTTCTTGTCCCCGTGGTAGGTATTTGAAGACCTTAAATAGTTGAAGATTAATCTTGAATAATTCAAAATTTCTGACATGCTGTTTGTCTATCACCAACATGAACAACGAAGACAACACCCTCAAAACCGCATCCATCTACAAGACCATCGACACGATGACGACCCGCAAGGCTTCGTCCTTGGAGGAGGTCGTGGCTATCGCAGTAGACCCCGAACTGAAAGGCATCCTGTTCGGTCGTCTCCCTGTGCTTGAAGTCAACGACCCGTCCTTCTCGCCTCTGGACGACATTGAAGGCGGTGTTCCCGCCAAGCGTTTCATGCTCAACTACCGAAGGAAGACTTACTATGTCAATACCGAGGGCTACACTTATTGTCGCTACCTCTGCGAAATCGTTTGACATTTAAACCAAACTCTGCATACTGTATCTTCTATCACCCATAATACCATGCATAAAGACCAACTACCAGAACTGCACAAGAAGCGTTATCACGCCCAACAGGAGGCCGTAGATAAAGCCCGTAAAATCCTCGACAAGGCGGGGGTCAAGTGGATTTTCGCCACGGACGAGGATGTTCTCACCGCCCTCGAAGGCGATGAGCGACTTCCCCTTGTCTGGAAGGAGGGGGGCTTTGACCTCATCGAAGACATTAACGATGCTTGCATCGACAACCTTATGAACAGTTGGGGCGACTGCCTCTCTTACGCAATTGACAATACCATCGGCACGGAGGACGAGGGCGAATAACATGGGACTCGACCAATACGCATACTCCATTAGCAAGGGAGACATGGACTTGCTCCAAACGCAGGAATTCCTTGACGGTGAACTCGGCATCGAGTCGCAAGAGGAACTCATGTATTGGCGTAAGCATGCCGACCTCAATGGCTACATGGAGAAGATGTATCACCAGCAGGGGCACATGGATGACTTCAATGGGCAACCGCTTGAATTGGACAAGGACGACCTCTTGGAACTCAAAGCAATCATCGAGGGGGACGGCCTTGAAACGGCAAGCGGTTTCTTCTGGGGATACTCTACGCCAGAAGACGATATCCCAACCTTGGAGTTCATCGATAAGGCTTTACAGGCCATCAAGGACGGGAAGGTAGTCTATTACTGTTGCTCTTGGTAGAGTGACTCACAGCCCCCTTTACGGGGGCTTTTTGCGTATGCCACAAGGACGACAGGGGGATTATTAAGGGGGGCGGCACGGGGGATGGTCAAGGGGAAACAAAACCCCCACTCCATAATAAGATAAACTTATAGACAGGATTAGAGTTTATGATATTAGTGAAATTTATAACCCCCCATACATTTACTAATGACGGGGGTAGGTTCCTGTAGCAATCGACATATTGTTTTGGATGTGTCTGCTAAACAAGCACTTGCGGATGACTTTAATCTTTCTTTCATCTATTTCAGATTTGGTGCTTGCTATTCTAATTAAAGCATGCATGATGAATGTCGTTCCAACAAACACCAAACCAAAAAACACAAAACACATGACCACCAACCTCATCACCACCATCGCCTCCGAAGCCATTGAGCGTCAGACGGAAAAGTTCGACTACACGGTCGAGCAAGTCCCGTTCCACCTGCCCAACGGCTCGGCTACCCGCTTCTTCGCCAATGTCCGCACGGACAACGGTGAAGTCCTCGGTTGCGTTACCGACCGTTATGAAGTCCTCCAAAACTCCGACATGCTCGGAGCCTCGGAAGACCTCTTCAAGACGGCTGGCTTCTCCAACTTCAAGCGTAAGACGGTCTGCACCAATGGCGGTGCTCGTATCCGTGCCATTTACGACTTCCCCGACCACGGGTTCAAGTTGTCCAACGGCAACGACCTTACCTTCCGCTTGAAGGTTCAGAACTCCTTTGACGGGTCTCTCCGAGCCTCGTTCCAAGTCGGCCTCGTCCGTCTGGTCTGCACGAATGGCCTTGCCCTGCCGATTGCGGCTGTCGGCATGACCCGCAAGCACACGCAGACGCTGGATGCTAACACCCTCCGTGATGCGTTCGCCCGTTCCATCAATGCGTTCAAGGACTCGGCTCCGCTGTTCAACAACATGATTGAGACCAAGGTCTCGCAGGAAGAGGGCAACAGCATCCTGCTGGGCTTCGAGAAAGCCAAGGTCATGTCGGAACGCATGCGTGAGGGCATCCAGTCGGTCTGGGAGCGTCCGACTTATGCGGAAGACAGCGGTCGCAACCTGTTCAACCTCTACAACGCTGTGACCCAGCACCTTACCCACTCGGTTGAGGGCAAGCGGTTTGAACTTGCCGAGCGTGTGAACACGGGAACGCTCAACGCCATCTCCAAGGCGGTTCGCAATCGGAGCATCAACAGTCTGATGTTCACCCCCTCGGATAACTAATCCGAGCCAGAGGGAGACAGGTGACAAGGGTGGGGGCTAACGCCCCTGCCCTTTCTTTGTTTCCAGACCCCAACATTCACCATACAATAAATTTACATGAGTAAAGGAAATTTAAAGGAGGGTTATTGGAAACTTGCCATCTTTCCAGACGGCATGTCGTGCCCTCGTTGCAATGGGGTTCACTTCCACCCCCATGCGACAATCCTGCCAGACCTCTATGCGGAAGCAAAAGACCCCAAGGGAAAAGACGGAAAGACAAACCTATGGATTGCTCGGTCGGAGTGTTTAAGTGCTGGATGCAAGGGCTTTATAGATTGGACATTCCATCCAGACTACTGCGGGGGGAACAGGGTTGGAAATGAGTTTAGAAGCATTGTGGAGTGGAGCACAAACCCCCTCGGTCTTGAACTGTATAAAGATTACCCACGAAGTATTCAGTAAATAGTTTAAGATTGTGGTTGCATGAACTGCGAAAGTATGCATCATGTATGGTCTATGACTAATCCGCTATACATCGTTACCGTAGTTTCAAATACCCACGCAACCCTTATGTCCACCTTCCATAACATGAAGGAAGCAGAGGAGTTCGTGGCTAAAAGCACACGCCCCGAACAGCAGAACCATCCCACCATCGGTTGCTGGGCTACTATCACGGCTCTCTATCCCGTTAAGTGGGACAACGACCGCCTTGACTCTGAAAATGAGTGGTCTCAACCCGTCCGACTCAACTAATTTGCTTGCAATCTAAACCACAATCTGAATACTGACTCTACTATGAAAAACAAAGTAATTCACGACATTATCGAAAGCAAGGTTGTCTACGAGTTCACCAACTCTGCCCAGAAGCATGAGGCGGGGCTTGTGGACTTTGTTGCGAAGTCCTGCGGCTACCCCTCCAATAAGGCTTGGCGAGACCAACTCGACATGTCCCTTGGCATCTACCTTGAAGACTACGCACGGGAGAAGGACTTGGTTATTGCCTTCTTCCATGAGGACGACATGGGCTACTTTGATATCGTCTACACGGATGAGGTGGTAGACAGATTTTCGGGCTGGATGAAAAATAAGTCTTGAAATAAACCTCAATCCATGCATCCTGTATGTCTATGACCAAACCCAAGAAAGCATCACTCCTCTCCACCTGCCCCCACCTTGCTGTCGCTTATGAAGGCGGTGGCAATTGGGGCTGGGTGTATTACGACTCTTATCAGAAGGCCAAGGAGGTCGCTGATTGGATTAAGTCGGGATACAACAGCAAGTTCTCCTGTGCGGGTCGCTGTGATTTAGATGAGGCTGGGACTGAAACCAAGTCCCTGCTCACCCTCTGGTGTGTCCATTACCATTACGACAACACCAATCGTCCCGCATCCATTCAGAACTGCCCCAACATCCGAACGCTATGGAAGTAAACAATGACCTTATTGCCCGCCTCGGCTTCGAGGCTTGGGCTGACAACCTCATCGTAAATGCCTTGGAGGATAGCCACGCCTTGCCTTACAAGGCAGAGGACGACAATGGGACTATCCTTTCCCTTGAACAGCAAGGAGAAGACCTCCACGCCCTTGTGAGGGCGTATGACAGCGGCTGGCAGACCCATGAAAGAATTATTAAGAATGTCTGCAAATAATCCTTGCCACAACAGTAACAACATGCATACTGACTCTTCTATGACCAACACCACCATCGACCCCATCCCGTCCGAACTACATCTTGTCATTGTTATGACCAGAGAACACAGCACCCTTGCCTCCTTCTGGGATACGAAGGAACAGGCGGAACAGCATGTCAAAGACCTCACCTCCAACTACATCGACCCAGAGCGTGGCTATCTTTGGGCTACCGTCACCAAGGTTGATGTAAAGTCTTGGAAACCGAACATGCCAGAGTGCAAGATTGCTTGGGTTCACTCCAAGCAAATCTCTTAACCATTCACCCATAAAAACAAAATAATAAATAACATGAAACAATACATGATTACACAAACCATCACCGTCTCTTTCGAGTGCGAGGCAAAAAACAAGAAGGAGGCTTTGAGTCAGTTCAAGGACGACCTTGACGGCATGTTCGACCATACTGACTGCAAGTTTGAGGACGGGGAGCGTGAAAACTTCTATGTCGCCAACGAAAATGGCGAGTATGTGGAGGACGAGGGCTGACCTCATGGCCCCCTTAATTGGGGGCTATTTTATTCTTGCAATCCAAACCAATACATGCATACTATCACTCTATGACCACCACCAAACTAAAAAAGTATAATGTCAGCGAACAGGTATTCCTTAATTGGGAGTGCGAGGCTCGTGATGAAAAACACGCAAGAGAACTCTATGAGGAATACATCACCAGCAAGGAGAACTTGATTGAAGAGTTCTTGTGTGCCATGCAAAACAAGTGGGATGACCAGATTGAAGTCGAACAAATCTACGACTCGGAGGGTCTCTCCAAGTGAAGGTCTACATCAATGTAGTCTTCGGGGCTGGCAAGGCATACCTTGAAGCCCGTCTTGAAAATGGCATGAGGCTCCCCTTCCGAAGTCTTACCACTTGGGATAAGAAGGCTCAAAAGGCCATCAAGGAGCATCTTGATACCGTCTACGGATACAAGGACATTAAATTCATCACTTAACATGGAACAAATCGTAAACAAGATTATGAGGATGCCACACGCTGACCGTGTGGCTGTCGCCCACGGACTGCTCATGGAATTGGAGAAGGCAGGGTCTATCACCTGCTGGAACTTCTGGGAGCGTGAAACCGTCAAGGAAATCGTTGAGGAGCGTATCGTTGGGGACTGCACGGAGTCCGACCTTGACGGCATCATGGGACGGCTTAACAAGGAGCATGACGGGCTCGCACAGGACGACTGGCACGACTTCTCTGACAGGATTACCAAGCATGTCAAGGCCATGAAGATGCGATGAATAACCCCATCAAGGGGCGGAGGGCTGACCCACGGGAAAAGGTAAACCAAAGGCTTTACTTCGTCAGTAGATATAAAACTACAAAAAAGCGGGCGGACAAAGCACGGGAGGAGGATAAGGCAAGATGGCTTGTCCTTCTCTCTCCGCCACTCAATAAATGGAAACAACACGATGGCACAGAAACTACCACGCAACCATAAGATAGACCCACAAACGCTTGAGACGGCCTCAAGACGCATTAGCAAGCGAGTCCTTGAACTAATGATGGCTGGGCTAAGGGATGATGAGTTGTATCATGCTTACAATTCCCTTCGGGATGCCCTTGTAGGCATTCCAGACTACTCATACAAACCTCCAAAGAAGAAGACCTCCACCCCGAATGAGGTGAAGGTCTCAAAAGTTAAAGGGGCATAATACGCTATCCCTGCGTATTACACCCCTCGGCAAGCGTCCTTGCCTTTATGCCCCTCAGTCGGGATGGACTACGGGAAGTCAATGTTTGGTCATTAGAGTGGTGTTCATGGGTTTACTTGCAATCGTATTTCTCCGCTCGCTCCTTGGCGATTTCGGCAATCTGATACCAGATTTTAGCCATCGTGTCGTCATCGTAGCGAGCCTTGTCGTATTTGCTCTGACCCCACGACCCCGTTGCCCAATCAAGGGCGTGTAAGGCCGTGTTTCTGATTTCTTCGTTGGTCATCGGTTTAGTATTCGTGGGTTTCGTTGCCTTCGGCATCCTGCGAGTAGCAGGAGTAATCCGAGGAGTCAGCACCCAGACGGGGGCCGAACTTAACATCATTCGTGAAGATATCAAGATATTTTTCTTGAGCCTCCTCGAAGGAGTTAGCCACAATCCCCTTGGAGGAGATGGTGATGGTTTCGTTGAAGAAGTAAGTCTTCTTCGTGTTGGTGTTGTCGGTGTTCATGTTTTTGGTGATGAAAGTTCAGTATGCACGGTTTTTATTAAAGTTCAAGCATTATCTTTATCTTGGCTGTTTTTGTAGATAACATGCCAAGCCAAAGCACCAACGGTGTCCAAGGACTTGTTGAGTTCTTCACGCAAGGCTTCAAGAGCCTCGCCCGACTTCTGGAACTCGTAAGGGAAGGACAGCGATGGGTTCGTCATCTGGAACATAACCCTGTGCTGTGCCTCACGAAAGGACTTGACGGTGTTAGCGAGATGGTTGGCGGCACAGGCGAGTTCGAGTGCTTTTTCTTTATCTTGGTTGGTCATAGACGATACATGATGCATGCTTTTTTTCTTTTTTCAACATCAAAGTGAAGAAACTTTGGGCAAGTTTGCTGTTGACACGACACGGAATCCGTGTATCATAGACCACAAGCAATACTATGGACACAAATAAGCAAAAAGAAGTAATCCAAAAAGTCAAGGAAATTTGCAAGAAAAATAAAATCGGGGTATTTATGCTCACGGACGGGATGATGACACACATCCAGACCGAGGACGGCAAAAAACTTTCGCAGGAGCAAGTTGAGACTCTCAAGGAGCGTCTGATTGAATCGTTTTATGAGATGTATCTTGATTATTTAAGTGCGTTAAGCCTTGACTTGGGACACGAAGAGGTGTAAGGTATGGGTCTATGAAACAACCCGCTCTATACTCTGTTCAGAAGTTTAACTCCGACCTTGATGGAGGTGCTTACACCTCCATTGGTTGCTATCCGAAATATTTTATTACGGCTGACGGTGGCACTCTCTCTTTTAAATCTGCAAAGGAGAACGCAGAACTTATCAGAGGCGAAATCAGAGATGGCGACTTTCTTGGATGGCATGTCGTTGCATGCGATGTGAACTGGGAGTCATTCCTGTATTGCGACCACAGTGGAGAGCAGATTGAATCGGCATATGAGCCGATAGACGGTGCTTAACGCACCTCAAAGGCTTGTTAGGCTTTTAATAAATGCAACAAGGGGTGACAGCCCCCCAATGTGATTGGAAAAGTTATGCAAATCGTGTGGTAAAACAAAACCAATTTCTTTGTTTTATGGAAGAAAGGGAGAATATAGCCATCACAACTTTTGCAAATCTTGTTTTAACTCTTTTGACTACCGAGAAATAACCGAAAGAAAGAAGGTGTTTGTAAGGTTTCTTGGTAACAAGTGCTCTCGTTGTAAATTAAAGCACAACAACAAGAACACGGTTATATTCGACTTCCACCACAGGGTGGAGGCCACCAAGGAGGCCGACTGGACTCGCATGCGTAGATGGAAGTTGGAACGCATACGGGAAGAAATGAAGAAGTGTGTAGTCCTGTGCTCGAACTGCCACAGGATGGTTCACAACACTGGTCATAAAAAGAAATAGAACCGCAGGGATTTGAACCCCGACAAGGAGAATCAAAATCTCCTGTGCTACCGTTACACCACGGCTCTGAAATTGGACGGCCCTTCGGATTCATTTATCCTGTTTCGCAGGTTTCTATGGTTTGACTCATTACGAGCCAAAATCATCCTCATTGGCCTTGGGTTAATTACGCCCCATTATATTGGTGGAGACTAAGGGAATCGAACCCTTACTGGGCGGATGCAAACCGCCCGTGCTACCATTATCACTAAGTCCCCAGAGTAAGGTAGACAGGGGTCGAACCTGCAACATCCAGTTTGGAAAACTGACACTCTGCCAATTGAGTTACTACCTCGAAAAAATAGAGAGAGAGGGATTCGAACCCACGGGAGTTTAACCTCCTCCTGTTTTCAAGACAGGTGCAATAAACCGCTCTGCCATCTCTCTAAAACATTGGTGGTGTTGGAATCGAACCAACCTTACAGTTACGCAACAGATTTACAGTCTGCCGTCCCTCCACGGAACATACCACCATAAAAGTATTGGAAGCGGGAGTCGAACCCGCAGTTGGACACATTTTAAGTGTGATGCGTCTGCCATTCCGCCATTCCAACCAAATGCTGGGAGGGTGAGAGTCGAACTCACGACACACGGTTTTGGAGACCGCTGAACTACCACTGTTCTACCTCCCACAAAGTCACCCAGACAGGACTTGAACCTGCAAACCCCTGCTCCCAAAGCAGGTGCGATACCATTACGCTACTGGATGTAAATTATACCGAGAACCAAAAGAACTTAGATTTTGGTATCTTGTAAAAGTATTCACTATCGTTGACGAACCTGTTGGGAGACTCCCTTGGAGTCGTCCCCTTGACGATAGCCATGATTTCGCTTTCGTTGCATATGCCGATTTTCTTCAATGAGACCGACACGATTGCGTATTCATGGAGGGCATACCTTTTTGTGTCAAAGAACTTAACCTTTCTTTGCAGAAAGTTTACATCTGCAAATGGGAACTCTTCTGTATTCCAAACCATCCTTCGTTCCACTTCTACGCACAGGCTATCATCTTCCGTAATTAAGTCAACACCGTATTTATCTGGATTGTCTATAAGCCTTATTCCAATACGGCCATACCACTCCTTTACGACCTCTCTTGCGGGAAGGTCGTTCTCGTCATGCAACTTCTGCTCGAATGGTTTGGATTTATTATTCATAAAGTGGTGGGCGTGGAGGGGGTCGAACCCTCGACTTAGCCCTTATAAAGAGCCCACTCTAACCGCTGAGTTACACGCCCAGAAATCAGCCCGCTTGGAATCGAACCAAGATTAATGGATTAGAAATCCACTGTTCTATCCGTTGAACTACGAGCCGTAAATGGAGGTCTGTGACGGAGTTGAACCGACAACCGCCTGTTTACAAAACAGGTGTTCTACCATTGAACTAACAGACCGTATCAAGGAACAAAAAGGGGGGCTTTCGCCCCCCATCGTTATTTATTGACTTCTGTCAATTAGAAGGGAGCATCCTCGGACTGCTTGCCCTTGGAATACTTGCTCACCTTGAGGATAGACTTCGCTTCACCGTCCTTGTTGGTATACGCTTCGCTCTTGAGCGAAATGTCCAACTTCATGCCGACAAAGGACTTGACGAAGTTGAAGAACTCGCCACTCTTGCTGAAGTCGAGTTCAGCACCATGCTCAATCTTCATGCCAGTGGCAACGATGAGTTGGTTGAGTCGCCAGTAGACGGTATCCTTATTAAGGAGGTCGTCCTTGACTTGACGGTTCTTGCTATCCTTGAAGGTAATGGTCGCCTTCTCGAAGCCTTGCTGGGTGAGGTTCTTTTCCACCGCTTCAACGACTACGGAGTAGTCGCCTTCTGCCGTGAAACGCTCGGGACGGTCTGAACTATTGAGGTCTACTTTGAACTTGGACATGTTTTACTTGGTGTGTTGGTTAATGGAAGGAGCAGTATGCACTGAAGCGGGCTTCTTGTCAAGCGTATTTTCGATACGCTTAACAGCAAGGCTGGTCTCGATAGTTGCGTAGATAGACCAAGCAGTGATTGCGGCAATCGTAAAGATTGCAACCGCATCAAGAACCTTTCGGCCACGATGGGTAATCGTGAAGAAAGGCTCCTTCTCGGGCTTTTCGTAAGTGTAGTGGTAGTCGTAGTAATAGTTATTAATCGACTCGTCCTTCTTCCAAGGGCAAGCGGACTTACCGTTGCACTTATCTTCGTTGTTCTTTTTTGTGGTCATGTGTGTATTATGGGTTAGAGGTTATTCATTATGTCAGCCAACTTGGCATTGTCAAGGAGTTAATTCCTTTTGAGTGAGAAGGATACTTGCCCGTGGCAATACAGTTAGCGAGAGTTTCAAGGAGACGCTGACGGATTTTGAACGCCTTGTCAAGACTTTGTTCATCAAGTTCGTAGAGAGCCACGCAGTGTGGGGGTTCGGACTCGACAGCAACAAATATAAAACGCTTTACGGGAAGGCCAGCGAGTCTGGCTGTCGCAATATAATGTGCGGCTTGCATCCAGTATCCAAGGCTCATAAACTTACGGGAGAATTCTTCCGCAGACGAGTCCTGTGTCGTTTTGAGGTCTACGATGACAGTGCCATCCATGGTCACAAGGTCAGCACGACACTTGCAAGCAATCTCAAGACCCTTGACTTTTTCAACAGCCATAATGGACAGTTCGGCCTTGGCTGAATAATGCTTTAGATAAGGAATGACCTCTTCATTCTCAAAGACGGCCTTTGCCATGCCCTTGGCAAGAATATCCTGTTCTGCCGTAATGATGGTTTTGCCAGTGTTTTCGCTGTGGAACTTCGTCCACCAATCAAGACTGACCTTGGCCTTGTCGGACGGCTCCTGTGCCTTGGTCTGGGACGCAGTGGGCTTCTTGGGAGCATCCTCTGGGATGACCGCAATTTCAGAAGCCCACTTCTCTGGCTCAAAGACAAGCGTATGAGTAGCCGTTCCAAGTGCCATGGCTTGGGTTGAGGGGTCGGGAGGGGAGTTCATCCACTGCCAGAAGTGTGCTGGAGATTTCTTGAGAGCCATAAGCCCGCCCTTGGATAAACCCATGGTGCGGTGATATTGCGTGGAGTCAATGTTGGCATTAATTCCAGACGCAAGACCAGCGGAGTCTTGCTTGCCTCCGTTGTCGGTAGAGTAAGTTCCCATTTTACTTAATTGCTTCGAGGATGCCGATAATCTTTTCGGGGGCCGCAAGGATACGCTGTGCGGTCATGGCATCAAGGTCACGATAAGACTGACCAGCCTTGATGTATCCCTTCTCGGTAAGATACGATGAAGCCTTGGGTTCAAAACGCTGGAGGAGGCCATCCAGACGACCCTTGACCGCACTCGCTGGGTCTTCAACGACCTCTACCTCTGAAATCTGAGCCGCAACAGGAACTGGCTTCGTAACAATGTTCTTTTCAACATTGCTGAAGTCAGAAACCTCTTCTGGGGTATAGATGCCAGCAACAATCTGGGGCATCAGAAGGCGGACGGCTTCAGAGATACAGCGAGCCGTAAGCATCTGGCGGGGGAACTTCTGCCAGTTAGCCTTAATCTTTCCAACACTACCAGCCACACCGTTCTTAACCATCTCGTCAAGCGAGACGGCAATCTCAACATCATTACCATCACAAGTCCAAGTGCCAGCCACACGCTTGTCGGAGCGTTCAGTCCACTTGACCTTACCACCAGAGGCGAGATAGCGACCCAGCATAGCATCGGCTCGCATCGTCAGTTTGCCTTCAATGATATGGTAAGTCTTGGCGAGTTCAAGGGGAGCCTTGCCTTCAGCGAGGCACTGCATGGCAAGAACCATGCCCTGCTCAACCTTGGTGCAACCAAACATTCCAGAGCCAGAAATCATTTCTCCCATGACTTGAATGGCTTGCATGGGGTCGTTAATCTTATTGTAGAAAGAGGGAGCGGAAGGCTCCATACTCTTTCGGGCTACTGGGAGGGTGTGTTCGTTGGTGTGTGTATCGTCCATATTATTTGTGGTGTAAGGTTGTATCATTCAGAAAGGGTGACAGTTGTCAAGAGTAAAGGCCATGAAAGAGATATCCGTGTTCGAGCCACAGGAAATAAACGGTTTCATAATCGAACCGCTATGCGTACCTTCTACGGAAAAAGCAATAAGTCAAACCGTGGCTGGTGCAACCAATTTGTTGTGGTTTTCGTTTAATCTTGCAATAGCAGACAATGACAGGGAACAGGCTGAACTCCTTTCAAAGATGATAAAGATGGTTATTACGGAAGAAATGGATGCTAATTTATACGGGGATATAGAGGACGCAATAAATAGCATTGACTAACGCAAGCGGAAGTGCATCATGTATCGGATGCACAAAACTATACTAAATACCCTCCTTCTCACCGTTGCTGTTTCTGGATACGCTGTATCCCCAGAAATGCTTAAGGCTGTCGCCATGGTTGAGTCATCCAATAACCCCAAGGCTGTCGGAGACAGCGGTAAAGCCCTTGGCATGTATCAGTTACACAAGCCCGCTTGGGAACAAATCAGCCAACAGCGTGAGAAGGCTGGCCTCAAGACTTGGTCGTGGTCTTACGCTCTTGACAAGGACATTTCTGCCATCTATGCTTCCGCATACATGGATTGGCTATCTGATGGACTTAAGAAGCGTATCGGGCGAAACCCCGAGCCTTGGGAAGTCTATGCGGCTTATAACCGTGGACTTGGCGGGTTTGCAAAGGTAAACTACAAGTTCTCAAGCCTTCCTGCTCACACCCAAAAGGCATGCCAAAAGATAACCTCATTAACCCAAAATTCAAACCCGAAGCGGTAAGGTTTGTTTCTATTGACAGCGGAACACATGGGGCAATCTGCTCATGTTCTTATGTCGATGGAAAAATAACTTTATATAAACTAAATGGACTTAACCCTTCTGAACTCCTCCCACTCCTTGATGCGGCTCTTGGTGACTTGGCTACCCTTGACTGCGTTATCATTGAACAACCTCCGTATTTCATGGGGACTATGATACCATCGGCTCGAATAGCATTGCTATTTGAGTCTTTTGGTATCCTTGTCGGTTACCTCATGGCGAGGGGGGTGCAGGTTGTTAGAGTCACGCCAAAGGCGTGGCAAAAGAGGCTGAACGACCACCTCGGTACAAGAGGTAAGCAAAAACATGCACAATGGAAAAAAGTTTTAACGGATTACGCAAAATCACGATATGCTGGAACAGTTGGATTAACTGGACAGACTTCAGATGCCCTGCTTATTGCGGAGTGGTGGACTAATGAAGGAATTTTCAACAAATGAAAAGAACGCCATTAAAAAGAGGCACAAAGCGACTTAAGCCAGTGTCAAAGAAGCGTAGCAAGCAAAACGCAGTCTATACTTCGATAAGAAAAGAGTTTATAGCACAGCACCCAAAGTGTCAAGTGTGTGAGATGATTCCCTCAGACCAAATCCACCACCGCAGAGGCCGATGGGGCGAGCGTCTTAATGAATCTGAGTTTTTCCTTGCGGTATGCCACCCGTGTCATGTGAAGATTCACAATGACCCAGCGTGGGCGTACTCACACGGATTTCTTCTTAAGAGATAACTCTTTAATCGCCTTCTTTCGAGCGTCTTGAAGGATTTCATCCTTCTGTTCGTCTGTTAGGTTTGGTAACTGGACGAAGAACCTGTCAAGTTCTACTCTTAGTTTTCTTGTTACTTCTTTGTATTTTGCTTGTTTTCCCATAAATAGAATAATTGACTCCTTTTTGTGAGCCGTAAGGTGCTGTTTTAAAGTTTCGGTTATATCTTGCACCAAGAGAATAAATGGTATAAATACTTGTTCCAAGCATGTCAGCCGCTTCTCTTGCCGTGTACTTCATCGTGTCCATGCCGAGCAGTTGCTCTTTTAGCATCCCACGCATTATCCTTGGTGACTCGGATATAAGCCTTGTGTTAATTCTGCTTGCGGACGAGCGTAGCGAACTAACGCTCTTACCCGTTATCCTGCTTATCTCCTCAACGGTCAAGCCCTCCTCCTGTGCCATCTTAACGGCTCTAAGGGTTGACCCCTGCTTGGGCCCGTTTTTAGCCATTGGCGGACGACCTCACATGTTTCTGTGAGCCATAATCCGCTTTCTTAAGAGGGAGGTCGCTTCTTGTGCAAAGAGAATATATAGTGTACTTGCTTGCATTAAACATCTGAGCAATCTCACCTGCGGTGTATTGGGATGTATCAATGCTAAATAGTTTATTCTTAAGGCTACCCCAAGGTGCTCTATTGAATTCTGATTTTAATTTTATTCCAACACGGCCACCAGAAGACCTTATTGCAGACCGAGACTTTCCAGTAACCCTTGACAATTCTTGCAAGGTAGTGCCATCCCTCTCTGCGAGAAGAACAGCGAGCAAGGTTTCACCTTGCTTGTATCCAGAATTACCCATTGTGCCTGTTGGTTACTTCAATAGACTTAAGTCTATTTATTTCAGCCCTTGCGGATTCCAGTTCTTTCTGCATCTTAAACGAACGGTCATCTTTGTCAAATATAATCTTTGAATAGTTTTCCAGAAGACGCTTTGCACCATCAGACCATTCTGTAAGTTTCTTTAAATCTTCCTTAAGCATTGCGTTTTCGTTTCTCAACTCAATTGCAATATTGGCGTTTTCAATCGCCTTACGCTTCATTGGATGGTCTGGAAATGTCATTTAGTTGTTTAAGTCTTTGGTAAGCAAGCACACGCTCTCCAAGCAGTTGGTTATCAATAATTAGACCATCTATCTGGTCTTTTAGCATCATCGTGTTAGTCCTGTGTACATTTCTTTCGCCTTTAATTATTTCGTTGACCAAATGATAGTTATCTTGGCCTTCAGCCAACTCCCTGCGAAGGTGCTTTACCTCTTCTTGCAACTGTTCGTTTGGGATGATGGTGCGTGTGCAGAAGTCCATCAGCCGCTCGACCTCGGCCTTGAGGCGGGCGTTCTCGGCAATAGTATCATCGAACAATGCTCGGTTGAACTGTGCGTGTAGTTCACTCACATCGACACGGAGGCTTGCCAGACGATACCGCTCGG